CAAGGACTTTGACTGGATCGCTGAGGAACCAGTGTTCCAGGACATGTTCAGGGTGCCTGGCCCGACGGGCGTAGGTGCCGCAGCGCAGGGGAGCGGCAATGCCGGCGAGTAAGCAAGAAGTCTTTGCTGCGTTGGCCGAGCTATTCGGTGACGCAGCGTCTACGCGCGACGCAGGGTGGGGCGAAGGGCGGAAAGACATTTCGCCCGGTACGTCCGTTGGCCCATACGTCCATGGCTTTGGTGGGCTGTTCAACCTGCCTGGCGTGGAGAAGCCTGTCATCAGCACGCGCATCGACCCACAGGGCATCTTCGCTGAGCTGCCTGCGTTCGACAGCGTGTATACGCACTCTGAGTACCTGTATCTCACAGGCTTCGGTGGTGCAACAGGCGACGTGAAGCAGACAGCGTGTGCTGACGCGCCTGTGGCTGGTGCAATCCGCACCTGCATCCAGACCGCCCGCTTTGGCTCCTATGCGTATGCTACCAGTCCTGTTGCCCTCAACAGGCTAGGGCGACTACGCAACAGGGCTGAGCCAACAGACCTGCGGTTGCTCAATGACCCATTCGTGCGTGCGCTGGGCCGCCTTGGTACACCTAGCACCACACTGGAGGGTGGTGACACGCCATTCTTCGATGGCACGTCGGCTGGTGAGATGAGCACCCGCATGCTGGCCGTGGGCCAGGAGTTCTCCGACAAGCTGATCCGCCAGATATACGTGGGCAACCAGAGCAACAGCGTGGGCGTCGATGGCGCATACGCTGAGTTCGCTGGCTTCGACACGCTCATTGGCACCACGAAGGTGGACGCACGCACTGGTACGCCATGTGCGGAGCTTCGGTCGGACATTAAGGACTTCAACTACGGCAGCGTCACCGACAGTGGTGGCGGCACGCTGATCGACGTGATCAGCTACCTCGTGTGGACCCGCAAGAGCATCGCATCACGCACCAACATGGGCACCGTGCGGTGGGTGTTCACCATGCGTGATGGGCTGTTCCATGAGCTGTGCAAGGTATGGCCATGTGCGTATATGGCCTACCGCTGTCAGGCCCAGGACAACAGCCAGGTCCAGGCTGTGCTGTCTCTGGACGCACAGTCCAAGATGCGTGATGACATGTACAACGGTCGCTACCTGCTGGTGGATGGCGAGCGTTACCCTGTCATCATTGACGACGGCATTGAGGAAGATAACCACGCCGACAACGCGGCCATCGGCCTCACATGCTTCGCCAGTGACATTTACTTCATCCCTCTCACCGTGAAGGGTGGAGTACCAGTCACGTATCTGGAATACTTCGACTTCGGCAAGAACGGCATGCCTGGTGTGCGTCGTGCACGCTACACAGACGCCTTCTGGACCGACAGTGGAGCGTTCCTGTGGATCAAGAAGCCCATCAACAATGGGTGTGCACAGCTACAGGCCGAGATCGACCTGCGGCTGGTCATGCTTACGCCACACCTGGCGGGCCGCGTGACCAACGTGCAGTATTGCCCGCGCCAGCACACTCCTGACGCAGTGCGTGGTGACATGTACTTCGATGCATCAGGCGTGGAGAACCGGACCGAGAGTGGCCTATACAGCGATTGGAGCCCAAGCTCCCCGCAAGCTAACTGACATAGGTAGCACAGCAGCTAGCATTGCTAGCTTGGGAGCCCCTACTTGGGGCTCCCTAACAAGGGATGGGCATAGAATGACGGACAACAATGTACTCATTACCGGGGGCTCGGGGTTTCTAGGCAGAGGGATCATGCACTTCGCACAGAAGCACTCGTGGGGAGCACACTTCATTGTGTACTCACGCGATGAGACGAAGCAGGACGTATGCAAGTCTATGTATCCTGATGCCACGTATGTCCTAGGGGACGTTAAGGACGAGGACCGCTTGTTCCTGACCATGTGCATCTACGGCGTGACAACAGTGATCCATGCTGGTGCCATCAAGTACATTCCCGAGGCTGAGTTCAACGTGGAGGAAACCGTGGACGTGAATGTCCATGGCTCCCGTAATGTGGCTCATGCAGCCTTTCTGGCTGATGTGCCAATGGTCATTGGCGTGAGCACAGACAAGGCATGTAGGCCACAGAATGTCTATGGTGCCTCAAAGATGATGATGGAGCGCATCTGGGGGGAGTACGCACGTAACACCAAGCGCCACTACACGTTGGTGCGCTATGGGAACGTGATTGGCTCCACTGGTAGCGTGATCCCTAAGTTCCGTGAGGCTCTTAAAGAGGGGCGTCACATCAGGCTGACTGATGGGAGCATGACACGCTATCTCATAGGGATTGATGAGGCTGTGTGGCTGATCGAAGAAGCCATGGCCACAAAGACCATAGGAGGTAGCATCATCATCCCACAGCCACGTAGCCTACACATGGGGCGTCTAGTAGAGATGCTCTGTGAGGAAGCTGGTGTGTCGCCAGCGGAGGCCGTGGAGGTCATTGGTGTGCGGCCTGGTGAGAAGATGCATGAGGAACTCATGCATGAGCAGGAGTCCATTAGGGCACTGCACTGGCCATCGTATTATGAGCTAAAGCGTGTGGGCGCTGATCCTGCTACACACGGCAAGACGTTCTCATTGCGTAGTGATGAGCCAGAAGGTGGATGGCTGACCCAGGATGGTCTATTCTCTGCTCTGGCTTGGGGGGACAGAATCTGATGCTGTGGACATTGGTTGTGGTGCTTATAGCCTTGTGGGCACTGGGCATGCTCGGTAGCGTTGGGCCAATAATCAATGTACTGTTGGCCCTTGCACTGATAGTGTTCTTGGCCCAAGTATTGGGCGGGCGGTCAGGGTGACATGTTTGGCTGGGCTCTTAATGTGCTACGTCGGTGGCTATGCCCGGACTATGCCCGTAGGGACTCTGACTGGCAGCAGGATGAGCAGGCCGTGATGCACCACGCCTACACACACGGCTTCCATGATGCGATCGAACACGCATATAAGGAAGGGGACGACCAACCGGAGGACAAAAATGGACCCTAATCTAGTGGCATTGTTATCAGTCCTGAGCCCTACAGTTCTTGCTATTGGTGTCACAGGGACATTGCTGGTAGCAATCATCAATCTACAGACTGCACGTATTACGGCTGACCGAACTAAAGAGGCGGCTGAATACGCCAAAGAGACTCATACTATAGCTGTAGAGTCTAAAGCCAACATACAATTGATCGAGAAAGCAACTAACTCAATGAAGGACGCCTTGGTGAAAGCTACAGGTGATGCTAAGATGGCTGAGGGTATGGCAGCTGGCCGTGCTGAGATGAAACAAGAAGCCTCACCACACACCAAGGGCGAGCTAGAAGTCATACGGGACTTGCTACAGAAGCTGGTGGACCAACAAGGCAAATGAAAGTGTTGATCGTGGGAGATAGACTGTTCATTGGCAATGCAATGGTCGTGGCTGCTCGGGCAGCAGGCCATGAGATCATTGCTGATGATAGCCTGTCTATGCACCGTGCGCATGCGCCATACATTGGTGCGTTGGTCAATGAGCATAAGCCTGATGTGATTGTAAATTGCATATCAGAGCTTGTGAGTGACACCAAGCCTGTGATGAGCATGCTCACAGCTAACATCTTGCTGCCCCATGCTCTGGCCGCTGCTGCCCAAAACGCCGATCTAGCCTCATCAGCGGCAGCCGTGGGGTGCCACGTATTTCAGATCAGCACGCCACACGTGTTCGATGGGCTACTGGAGATACCATGGCAGTACACAGCACACCATAGGACCAATGCCACTGACTACTTTGGGCGCTCTAGGGCACTCGGAGAAGTGGTGGACCGTCATGTGACCGTGGTGCGCTGTGATGCCATATCACCCGAAGCGGGCTACGTGCGGCGCACGCTCCTTACGGCTGGGGAAGGGCGCTCGGTGGTGGGCTGGACAAGAGTATGGTGGAACGGAGGGTTTGCTGATGACATAGCAGAGCGTGTGGTTGGCCTTTTCGGTCAGGGAGCGGCGGCGCAGGAGCGTATAGTCCATATAGCCATGAAGGATGGGCTATCTAGGTACGCATTGGCCCGTGGGCTATTAGCAACAGCTGGTGTGTCACGCGCAGTGGAGGAATCTCCCACATTCGTATACAATAGGATGCTGGCTCCTACTCCTGGGCTGGAGCTACCACCTATCGAAGCCGCATTAGAAGCTCATAGAGAAAGGTTGGTCAAGAATGCTTGCCATAGTATTGCTCACATACAATAGGTTGTCTTATGCTAAGCAGACGCTCAACAGCGTGTTGAAGAACCTTGTGCTACCCAATGGTGAGGAAATCCACGTGCACATAGCCGATGATGGGTCCTCCACGCCTGCGGACTACAGTAAGCAGCTGATAGACCTATGCGTAGCGAACCCGCGGGTGGCCCACTGGACACAGAGCAACAGCCTCCATAAGGGCTATGGAGCCAACTACAACCTGGCCATGCAGACTGTGCATCCATTGTTTAGGGCCGACCAGACTGGCTTGGTGCTTCCACTAGAGGATGATTGGGAGCTATACAGGCCCCTGGACCTGACTACCATCATCGGAGCCCTGCGTGAGCAGCAGTTTGGCTGTGTGCGTATGGGCTATGTAGGCTACACACAGCCCCTACGCTGTAGGTTCGTCAAGTACGCTGATCAGCATTGGCTGGAGCTTGACCCTGACTCTGAGGAACCCCATGTGTTTGCTGGTCATCCACGGCTGGAGACTGTGGCCTGGGAGCGTAGCGTGGGGCCATGGCCAGAAGGGCTGAACCCTGGTGAGACAGAATTTGCAGTGGCCCACTGGCCTGCTGCACGTCAGGGCGTGGCGTGGCCTCTGTCTCTTATCAACGTGGCCGGTGATGCCTTTGCCCACGTGGGCACGATTCGTAGCTACTAGGAGCCTCATTACATGCTCATACTTACACAATCAGACATAGACCGCTTCTGGTCGAAGGTGATTGTTGGTGAAACTCCAGATGACTGTTGGGGTTGGGATGGATCGCCAAACACTGATGGCTATGGCCAATTTTGGCTTTCGTCACTACAACGCAATGAAGTAGCTAGTAGAGTATCATACGTGATTCACTACGGCCAAGTTCCTACAGGAAAGAAAGTGCTGCATACATGTAATACACGCATGTGCCCAAATCCGAATCATTTGTATGCAGGCACAACACAGGAGAACACAATAGACTCAGTAGCCTCTGGCTCATGGGATGGGGGCTTTCGTGCTGGTTCACGACATGCTAATGCGCGCCTCACAGAGGCACAAGTGATAGAGATACGTGAGCGACATGCTCATGGGCAATCCAATAAGTATCTAGCGTTGCAGTTCGGTGTAACGGCCGCTACGATAAGTGGGATTGTCTTGCGTACACGATGGCGGCATGTGTGATGGCTAACTTCGAGTACGCGGCCACGGGGCAGTTGGCTAAGGTGCCAGAGGACGTGGTGGCGCTTAGGGATGAGTGGTCGCTGGCGCGTGTGCTGCACTTGCCTGAGCAGTGTGTGGTGGTCATCGCAGGGGCCTATAAGGGCAAGCTCATGGAATACATGATGCTGTACCATCCCTGCAAGTCCGTATATGGCTTTGAGCCACAGCCATGGGCCTACGACATAGCCACCGCCCGCGTAGCGCCATATGCAGCATGTCATGTGCACCCATGGGGCATTGCCCTCGCTGATGTCAGCAACCTACCTATGGGTGAATGGGGCACTGATGGGTGCTCCATGATGACTGGCGACCGGGACACTGGCTATGGTCAGTTCAAGGAAGTCCTGGGTGAGTTCCAGAAGATCATACAGCACGAGGAACGGGCCATAGACCTGTGCATACTCAACATGGAGGGCTATGAGTTCCTTCTATTAGAAGGGTTGCTACGGCAGGCCCATATCGCCAGTATGGTACGGCGCTTTGCTGTGCAGTTCCATCTACAGTACGCTCAGCCAGCACAGTATGGGGCTACGCTTTATGCCCTGGATCAGCACTACCAGCATAATTTTGGGTACTTTCTTCCATCATGGGGCTTATGGAGCGACGTGAGGTTACATGAAAATACACATTAGCCCATTCTTTGGGGAACACCAAGCCAGAGATGGGGGCATCCGCCGTGTAGTGGATGCCCAGCGCACCTACCTCCCTGTCCATGGGGTCGAGGTAGTAGGCACAGCCGCAGAAGCTGACCTAGTGGCGGTGCACGCTGGTGCTATGCCAGCTGGCGTCACCAATGAACATGTGTTGGTCGAGCACAACCATGGGCTGTACTGGAATGAGTACCAGTGGGACAAATGGGACCTGGAGCTGAACCAGCAAGTGCTACGTGTGATCCGTGAGTCAGATGCTGTCACAGCGCCCAGTGAATGGGTGGCTAACTCACTGCGCCGTGGCACATGGCGCCCTGTGACAGTGATCCCCCATGGTGTGGACTCCCAGGAATGGCAGCCCCCGCAGGCTGGCACAGCCGAGCCATACGTGCTCTGGAATAAAAGTAGAGTAGACGCAGTGTGTGACCCAAGCGCCGTGGATCGGCTGGCAGAGATTTTCCCACGTGTGCAGTTCCGCACCACGTTTAGTTCACGAGGGGGCGGCGCGTCAGGGGGGAATGTGCAGGTATATGGGCCGTTGCAGCATAGCGCCATGCATGACATGGTGCGCTATGCGGGCCTGTATTTGTGTACGGCCAGAGAAACCTTTGGCATTGGCACACTAGAGGCCATGGCCTGTGGTGTACCAGTCATTGGCTGGGCCTTTGGGGGGCAGACTGACATTGTGCAGCACCAGGCTCAGGGTTGGCTGGCACCCTATGGTGACTACGACTCACTTGCGGCTGGCTTGAAGTGGTGCTTTGAGAACAGAGCACGCCTCAGTGAAGCTGCTCGCCTGCGAGCCATGGACTACTCGTGGTCTAACATAGCAGAGCAGTATGCTCAGTTCTACCAAGCGGCCCTGGGAGCTAGGCCCACCAAGCGGGTGAGCATAATAGTGACCAGCCATAACCTGGGCGAATACCTGCCAGCTGCACTGGACAGCGCCATTGCTCAGGTCCCTATAGGCGCAGAGCCACATGAAATGGAGATCATCGTGGTGGACGACTGCTCCACCGACGACTCGTATGCCACTGCGCTGAGGTATCAGGCGGAGCATCCGGACCTTGTTAAGGCGGTCAAGACGCCCACTAACTTGCGGCTACCAGGGGCCTTGAACTATGGCGTTGAGCGCGCACAGGGGCGATATATTCTGCCCCTGGACGCTGACAACATGTTGCCACCCCATGCAGCTGAGCTACTGGCTGACGCATTGGACTCAAACAGGGGGCTTGATGTAGCATATGGCAAAATCAAATTCGTGCTGCCTGATGGCAGCACCCCTGACGCAGCAGCATGTGGGCAACCACAGGGCGGGGATGGTATTAGCACCTGGCCCCCTGAGCATTTCACTCTGGCTGAGCAGCTACGTCACCACAATCAGGTGCCCTCAGGAGCCATGTACCGCAAGAAGGTCTGGGAGACAGTGGGTGGCTACAGATGGCGCTGTAGAAACACAGCAGAGGATGCGGACTTCTGGTGTCGTGTGGGCAGTTTCGGGGCGTTGCCCGCTAGAGTGACTACAGCAGTCACCATGATCTACAGGAACAGGCCCGATAGCATGTCCCACGTCAACAAAGACTGGCCCTGGCACAACTGGTATCCCTGGGGTTCGGGCGAGGCAGGCAGGCCCTATGTGCTGCCCACGGACTTGTCGGTGAACACAGTTAGTGCCTTTGCTGAACCCAAGATAGCTGTGATAGTGCCGGTGGGTCCCGCACCAGACCATGCTGGCTGTTTGCTGCTGGATGCGCTGGACAGCGTATACGCTCAGTCCTTTAAGGATTGGGAGTGTATCGTAGTCAACGACAGTGGCACTGACCTAGGATGGGTGCCATCATGGGCGCGGGTAGTCAGAACAAGCTCACATGGCGGTGAGGGCGCAGGCGTAGCCCGTAACGTGGGCTTAGCTTCTGTGTCACCCAGCGTCAAGGTGTGGATGCCATTGGACGCTGATGACTACCTAGAGCCCACCGCCTTGCAGGCCCTGTACGATGCACTGATCCAGCATGGGGGCTATGCGTACTCGGACTACAGGCGGGTGGAGACATTCGAGACAGTGCCTATAGATGATGTGCCCACCTGTGAGGCCATCCATGACCGCATGCTGCATCCAATCACGGCTCTGTATCCCATTGTGCCAGAAGTGCGCTTTGATCCTACACTACGCTATGGTGAGGATTGGGACTTCGTGCTGGCCATGCATGCTGCGGGCTACTGTGGCACACATGTGGCTGAGCCACTGGTGTACTACAGGCGCACATCAGGTAATAACCGTGCCCGCTTACTGGAGGGCCTGGATGCAATTGGTACACAGATCAGAAACAAGTGGAGGTCAAACATGGCAGGTTGCGGCTGTGGCCGTGGCGGTGGCGTCAAGGTCGCCCCAGGGGGTGCGAGCAGCACGCAGTCTATGAATGGAACTGCGCCAGCAGCCCCACAGGAAGGCATGGAACTACTGCGCTACCTGGGTGAGCAGCCATCCATCACGTACAGCATGACACCAACACACACGGCCTACAAGTTCGGGGCCGACCGTGGGCGTAAGGAGAAATATGTCCTGGCCGCTGATGTTGACTACTTCCTTAAGCGCACAGGGGAGTTTGAGCGCGCATGACCTGTTCGTGTACGGACTGGCCACATGGCGTGTGACGCACATGCTACTGTACGAGAGCGGCCCATGGGGTATACTAATCCGGCTAAGGTCGGGTGTAGGAGTAACACACAATGAAGATGGTGAACCTGAGACACACGTACATACGTGGACGTACTGCCTTTGGTGCCTCTCAGTTTGGGTGGCCATCGTTCTTGTTTGTGCTCCTAGCATCATTGCTGTCGTTGCTGCTCTCAGTGCAGTTGCTATCTTCGCTGACTTAGGGAGAATAAGATGGCAGTAGCTAGCACACCAACACTGTTGCCACTAGATAGGTTCTCTGAGATACTTGGGGTGAATCCACTGCATTTCAATCAGATGGATATGCCACAGGACCTAGAGCTGTCTAACTGTGGTATGCCCATCCTCCAACAGAGTTGGCAGTCACAGGACGCCATCTCACGTGAGGAAATAGCTACTGCCATAGCTGATGCCGAGCAGGAGCTAGAGAAGTGGCTCCATTACCCACCACTGCCCAAGTGGTTTGATGAGCACGTCATGCTACCACAGCGGGCAGGGATTATCACGTCAGGGCGTGTGCAGCCATCACAGCGCCTATTCATCAGTGGTGGCATCCGTGGCACCACCCTTATCCAAGAGGAATCGTTTATCTCATACAGTGATGCTGACAATGATGGATTTGAGGAAACCGCCACCATCACTGTTGCTTTGCCCTTGGGTGTTTCGGCAGATGAAGTGGCTATATTCTATCCAGGGCAGGCGGCTGCGGTGGAGTGGCAGATTCGGCCAGTGCTGGTTACGGTAGCGGCGGGCGTGGCGACGATCACATGTAAGCGTTGGCAGCTAGTCAAGCCAGAATTGCTCAGCCCGTTGGCCCCCAGTGCTGTGAACCCCACAGACTCGGCTAACTTCTTGGACGCTGTGGACGTGTACCGTGTCTACAATGACCCAAGCCAACAGGTGGAGTTCCACATACGCAATCAGGGCTGTGGCGTATGTTCTGGTGGGGGGTGCGTAGCGTGTGGATATACCGTAGAGGAAGGATGCATAGCGGCCATAGACTACAGACTGGCCCATCTGGACCTAACCCACGCGGCGTGGAACGCTGATACAGCCCTATGGCAGACGGGGTGTTGCCCCGATGGGGCACCAGAGCGTGCTAGAATAAAGTACCTGGCCGGCCTTACAGGGCCGAGAGGCAGTCACACCAAGATGAGCCTAGACATGGAGCTGGCGGTGGCTAGGTTGGCCATCACGAAGCTAGACCGTCAGTTCTGTGGCTGTCAGAGCATCCAGCACGCCATCCAATACTGGACTGAGGACCTTGCCTCACGTGTGTCCACCGCAGGCAAGTCCATCAGTACGTCGGTGCCGCAGCTACTCAGGAACTGTCCATGGGGCACCAAGCGGGGTGCCCTATATGCGTACTCGATAGTGCTCACGGAGCGTCTACCTTGACCCAGCACGTAGACACAATAATTGATGGGCTTCCATATGTGGTCATGGTGCCCGATGGCGCTCCAGCGGATCGCTGGAGCGCGGGAGTTATCGTTGGGCCACCAGACCTTGCCCCTTTGGGGCTACCAGCAGAGCTAGAAAATCGACTGCACAAGGAGTTATATGCGCGGAACATCATTACCCCCGTAGACGCACAGCGCAAGCGTAGTGAGATCACAGCAGCTATCATGGCCGCTATGACATTGGATGCTGAACGAGTGTATGGATGCTACTTGGGCATTCTGGCCCCTACCCCGCCCCCTGTGGTCGCAGGGCTGTCAGGGACGGTGGTTGAGAAGGGAGTAGTGTTCGATGGTTGACTTCGATACCAGTAAGAATGGACGCCTGTTCTTCATTGAAGGTGGAGCAGGGCCAGAGGCTCAGGTCACCTATGAGCCATACGCCAAGGTGACACGGCCCACGTTGGCCCTTGGTGACACCACCAACATCTTCACCATGGACCCCGACACCAGGGGCAAGTGGCGTGTCATAGGCAGCAAGGTGGGGCAGCCCACGGCCCCCACCATGCCCATCACGGTGCGCCGCCTGTTGGGCCTCAGCAAGTGGCTGCGGCTGGCCAACGCACAGTGCACCCATGACCTGCTGTGGCATGAGGGCCTGTGCACCAACCCACAGGACTTCAACCGTGGTTACGACCTGATCACGGTACTGGAGTCTGGGCGCATCACCAACTGGTCGCCCAACAACGACCTTGGTGCCCTGTCACCAGACCAGGATACAGAAATCGACGAGGATGTGCCGTTCTCTGGCCGTGCGCTGTACCAGATCAAGCGGTTCGACTTCTCTGAGCTGCTTGCCACCACCATCGCACGGCCACTGATCGACGCGGCCCTATGCGACAGCCCAAGCTGTGGTGGTGTCTGTGGTACGCCATCTAGCGGCTGTGAGAAAATCTACTTCCTCAGCTCCAGCACCACGGGATCGCCTGGCACATCGGCTGTGGTCTACGTGTCCAGCAATGGTGGTGGCTCGGCCATCGCTAGCCCCATCACAGGGCTGGCTGCGAACCAGGACCCCAACGCCATGGCGTGTGTGGGCGAGTATCTGGTTGTGGTCAGTGAGGATGCTGAGGCGCTGTTCTACGCGCTGCTCAGTGACCTCCAGAGCGCCCCAGCCAGTACCACATGGACCATGGTGGCTACCGGCTTCGTGTCCACCAAGGGACCACAGGGCATCTACGCCGCTGGCCCCAACAACGTGTGGATCGTGGGCGAAGGTGGCTACATCTACTACACTGAGAATCCCACGGACGGTGTGGAAGCCACACCACAGAGTGCAGGCTCGATCACCGTGGAGAACCTCAGTTCGGTGCATGGCATCGACGACCAGCACGTGGCTACCGTAGGCGCCAACAACGCCTTCCTGATCACCCATGATGGTGGCACCACATGGGCGGCCAAGACTGGCCCAGCGGCTGGCGTGGTGCTCAACCGCGTGTGGATGCGGACCAAGGACGAAATCTGGGTGGCCGCGGCCGATGGCAACCTGTACTACACACTGGATGGTGGCAGCAGCTGGTCCACCAGTGCGTTCTCAGGCAGCGGATCGGGCTCCACACACGACATTCGGTTCTTCAACCGCCTGGTGGGCCTTATGAGCCACACCACAAGTGGGAACGTGGGCCGTATCTTCAAGACCATCAATGGTGGAAAGACATGGGCGCTGCTGCCAGAAAAGACTGGCGGCTCGTCTGTGCCTAGCCACCGCACCGTCGAGCGCCTGGTGATGTGTGACCAGAATACCTTCTTTGGTGCTGGTCTGTCAGCGTCAGGCTCCGATGGCTTCGCACTCAAGGGCGCATAGCCCCAACTAGGCCGTAAGGCGGCCCCCGAACCTCCACCCTGGCCTTGGGCCGATGAGGTGTGCTAGGAGGTAGGGGGCTAACAAGAATGGTGGAGACATAGAAATGCAGCCAACACAGAACACAGCCCCAGCACAGCCTGGCGCGGTAGCGCCGGACAAGAGCACACTGGCGAAGATCAATGAGGCCATTGCTGAGGACTTGGCCAGGAACGATGGTGACCCACGGAAGTTCGTCACCGAGCGGGGCATCATCCTGAGGCTACAGAAGGTGCCACGCACACTACAGTTCAAGGTCCAGTTGAAGTTCCCTGATCCTATTCCACCGATGGTGTACCTAGAGGATCGCGAGGAAACGGTGCCCAACTACGCTGACCCAGCCTACAACGCAGCCATGCAGGCGATACAGATGGAGCGTGCGTTGGCGGCTGAGCGTGTGTGGTTCTCACGTGGGGCCACCATCGTCGAGATGCCTGATGACGTGATTCCCCCTGAATCAGAAGAATGGCTGGAGGGTGTAGAGGACATTCTGTCTGATGTACCAGCCAGAGGGCCAGCGCGCTTTGCAGCATGGCTGGCCTACTACGCACTGCCCAGCGAAGATGAGCAAGCACGGCTCATCGCACGTATTGCCCAATACAGTGGCATGGTCCTGGAGGTAGACGTAGCTGCTGCGTTGGACATGTTTCCAGGTGGTGAGGGAGGGGGAGCCGATACAGAACCAAGTCCACAGGCTCCCACAGAGGGTGGAGCTGAACATAGCGTACAAGCGGCTTCACCCAATGGTGGTGCCGATATACGAGATGTTGGAAGCAGCAGCGTACCGCAATTGCAGCCCCCAGGAGTGGGAAGCCCTCCAGCCCTTGGCAGCAGCTGAAATAGTGGCACAGTACAGGATGCATCACATCATCACACAATTCGTCACGGAAGCAAGCAACCGTGAGATGAAGCGCCAGCAAGCTAGGCCCCATTAGGGCCTAGGGCCTAGCAGGGCGGGGTAGAGGCAGCATGACAATAAGCAAAGATCAGGTAATAACTGAGCTATTAGCTCAGAATGCGCCACAGTACGTGGCGTCTTTGTCTGCTGCTGCTGATGCACAGCAGAAACTGATTGATGTTACTGCCAAAGCCTCAACACAACGACCGGCCGAATTAGCTGGGCCACTTGTAAGCACCATCAATGCTCTGAACAATGCTGCTGAAGCCTCTGCAAAGTTCAATGCTGGCCTAGAGTTCCTAGAAAAGACTGGTAACCTCGAAGAAGGCTCAGCAGAGCGCCTCACACGAGTGCTAGAGCGCCAGAGCAAGGCGCTTAGGGACAATGCAGCGGCTGCTGAGCGTAATGCTGCTGCACTTAGAGCGGCTGGTAGCACAGGAGTAGCGCCCACACAAACCAACGTCAATCTGGCACAAGTACGTCTTGGCGCATTGAACCAACAGCGCCTGGTGCCTGAGGCTGGCGGTAGGACAGACCTCACGGCTGTGTTGGCTGGGCTTGGTCAGCAAGAGGGGGCTACTAGGCGTGTGCTACAGGCCACCACCCTAAAGACACAGGCTATTAAGCAACAGGGTGAGGAAGAAGGTAGAGCAGCCAAAGGACCGCAGATCAGCTACCTCTCTACCTTGTCGGCCATCCATGCTGCCAGCTTCATAGCCACTAACCGCACGTTCACGTTACTAGGTTCTGTGGCTACGTTGGGCCTAGCGTTCAATCGGGCGGGTATTCAAGGCTCTGTGTTCGGCCTTAGCATAGCTGCTGTAGCAGCCACATTCAATGCGTTCACCACCAGTGTGGGGCGTCTTGAAGAAGTGCTTCTTACAGCAGCTAGTGGCATCGCCAAAGTGGGAGTGGCCTTTGCTGGCGCAGCTGTAGCTGGGGCTGCTGCGGCTACACGCCTAGCCTCTGGCGTGGAGGATGAACTAGCTGTCATTGTGGCTCTGACACAGCCCACACGTGATCAGCTATTAAACCTAGAGGAAACGATCTCTAGCATTGGCCGACACTTTGGTGTGTCTGCTGCTGACGTGACCTCTGCTGCCAGCCTGTATATCAGGGCTGGTGGTGATATAGAGAAGGCCATTGGGGGTGCCACAGAGCAGGTCATTGCTCTACAGGTAGCCAGCAAGGGTGAACTAGTACCAGCCCAAGCTGCACGGTCCATTGTCACAGTCACCAATGCGTTCAAGGTGGGCGCTGATGAAGCAGCCAACGCCATTGTTGGACTAGCACAGAAGTCCGCCTTTAGCTTCACAGAAGTAACACAGGCATTCCAGCAAGCAGGGCCACTGGCAGCTAATCTTGGTGTATCACTACTGGACCTGTCTGCTGTCATGGGTGTATTGGCCAACAATGGTCTGCGTGGGCAGGTGGCGGGTAGTGGCTTCAAGCAAGTGCTGTTGGACCTGCTGAACCCAAGTGATAAGGCAGCAGCGGCCCTACAGCGCAACAACATTGCTCTGTTAGATACCAACAAGAACCTGCGGCCATTGCCTGATATTTTTTCTGACTTGAACAAGGCTTTTGGTGCTACAGCCAAGGAGATTGAATCAGGCACCAGGGACCTTAGCACAGCTGGTGACCTTGTGGCCATCTTCGGTGCGAGGGCCAACTTGGCTGCGTCCATCATAGCGCGCTCGGGACCACAAGCATTCAATGACATGCGTGAAGCCATCCAGAGCGTCATAGCTACTGACGTGGCTAACGTCATGCTGCTGCCCACCAGTGCACAGGCACGTATCCTGGCCACACAGATTCAGGAGCTTGCACGTGCATTCGGTGGCCCACTGAATGTGGCTATTGGCTCGCAGATACGCCAACTTAACGAGTTCATCGCCCTAGTTGGCCGCAAGCCGTTTGAGCTGGCTGGACGCACTCTAGTAGCCATAGGCACTGGTGAAGGCTTTGGCCCTATCATTGAGCAAATTCAGGAGCTAACGGCTGAGCAGCCACGCCTACAGCAATTTGTGCTGGGCGTCATCACGGTGCTGCTCACCCTGCGTGACACAGCTGTGGACATAGTAGCTCCAGCCTTCGCTACAATGGCCGATACCATTGCCACAGCGGTAGGGGGCATTAACCTAGACCAGGCGTTCAGTGGCGCAGGGCGAGTCATAGCTATCGTTGGTACACTTACAGCTGATGCGGCTCGTGGCTTTGGCCAGTTGGTATCAGACATTATCACAGCCAACCAACGTGGGCAAGAGATCAAAGACACGTTTAGTGGACTAATTACCGTTGTTGGCACTGGCCTCGTTGGGGCATTTGTACTAGCAGCCCTCCCTATGGCCGCTACAATAGTGATCCTAGAAGCTATTGGCAAGGCTGTGCTGGCCAACATTGCTCATATGGGCAAATTCAACAACGCATGGGATTTGGGCTGGCAGGTAGCTAAGGACAGTGTCAATAACTTCCTAAAGGCTACAGCCCCGGGCCTCCAAGCCTTTGGTAACGTGCTGGTTAACCTAGCACGCCTCCCATTGCCAGTAGATAGCCCACAGCAGCTTGCTGATCGTGTAGGAGAACTCAAGGACTCCTTTGGTGTGTTGGAGAATGTGCTAGCCAAGGGCAACACAGCACGCCTCATGGAGCAGCAGTTTGGTACTGGTACTAAGGCTGCTGCGGCCCTTGATGCACAAATACAGCGCCTAACGGTAAGCCAGCAGCAGATCACTAGTCTCCTACAGAACCGTGGACGTATTACTGAATCGGGGGAATTACTGCCCGATCTCACTGACACACAGCTGCAACAGAAGCAGGAAGAACTAAAGGGCATCAATGACCAGCTGATCCATCTACAGCAGATACGGGAGCAGTTTGGTACTGGTGGCGGTGGCTTAGACAAGCTAAATGCGCTGGTGCAGATTGCACAGCAAGAGGCTGAGAGCCTTGGTGGTGCAGATGGCTCACTGGCCAACGTATTTGAGCGCCTCAAGGGTGATCTACCGGACGTATTTGGGCTGCTGGCTACACAGCTAGCCGAAAGTGAAGATAAGCTCAATGCGCTGCTGCGGGGTGGTGGAGCAGAAGTAGACACCGATAGGTTCTTCCCCAATGTGGATCAAGCTAAGGGCATCACCACACAGATTGACAACCTACTGCGTGAGACGCTGACTTCTATACAGGACTTCGGTGAGGATTCAGCTAATAAGGTAGCTGACTTCGTTGAGTCTAACCTACTGCGTATCCTGAACATCACAGGTAACGCACGTACACAGATGAAGAAACTCGATGAGTCTAGTGAGCTACGCAGGCTAGACATCATTGATGCTGCACGCATTAGCCGCCAGGAGCGTGATGCCCTACAGTTCGTAAGGGACTTCTGGGCAGGGCAGCAACAGATAGAAGATCAGAACAACGCACGTAGGGACCTACGTGAGTCACAACAGGAGCAGCGTGATGGCTCCAGGCGTAATCGTGTACGTCAGGACCGTGACAGTGACCTGTCGCACCAGCAACAACAGGAAGAAAACAACCAGAACATTCTGAACCAGCTGCAAGACCAAGCATTTAATAGGCAGCAACAGAATGCTGAGCGCACGTTCAGCCGTACACAGGACTTGGCAGAGCGCCAGCTAGAGAATCAGCTAAGCGCAGCTGCGGCAGCACGCCAGGAGCAGCAGCAGCTGGCCCGTGCTACCACACCAGAGGAACGTGCCAGGGCCAATGAGTCCATCCTACAGTCCCGTGCTGACCGTGCATTTCAGCAGGGCCAGGACCAAATCAGAGAGAACTTCCGGCGTAGCCAAGAGACTGCACGTCAGACTTTCCAGCGTACACAGGAGGACCAGTCATTCCGATTTAGGATCAGCAATGACTTCGCACAGTTCAACTTTAGGCTGGCACTGGAGAAGCGTTACCTAGCTGAGAGGCGCAGGCTAGAGGACCAGGACCTGATCGACGACCAAGGCCGTGAGACAGCTAAGCTGGAAGTGCGCCTACAGCGTGAGCGTGAGGCAGCAGCCAATAGGCTCAACATAGAGCGGCAAACACAGCGCATACAGGACCAGCTACAGGACGTGGGCACACAGCGCCAACTGGACCGTGAGGCACGTGACACCACACGCCAGAAGCGTGACATTGCAGCTGGTGCTGTGGAACAAATCCTTGATGTGGTGGACCAAACAGGCCGTGGTGGTGAGAAGCTATTGGCCCAGCAGGACAAGACGCTACGTGGGATCAGGCAACGTGCTCTGGAACGCGCCCAGGACCTGCTAGCACAGCCTGGTGGTGCTGGTGCTGCACCACGTATCCTCACTGTGTTGGGGATCATCAATGAGACATTGGATGACAGTGCTGAGCTATTCCACATCAACATAGAGCGGGCTAATGAGTTCCTGAATCTGGTCAATCGCGGGGGCCTACAGGAGCTACAGCGCGCTGTGCCAGGTCTGGACGTAGCTCCGCATAACCCCACGGTGCCCTTGCCGTTCACGCCAGGGCAGCCCTTTGAGGCCCAGGCACAGGCTGCTATCGCGCTGATCAACAACCTGCCAGTGGACCCTGCTATCCGTCGCTTGGTAGCCTTGGGTGTGTACGACGCCATGGTACAGGCTGAGCAGACTGGTGTAGACCTAGCCCACATCGACCTATCTGGTCTTACGATCAGCGCACCTGATCTATCACCAGCACAGCTACTTGAACGGCTAACGAGGTAATCATGCCCGCCACGATAAGTCCCATTGGCCTACGCTACATGCTCAAGATTGGCACGTTCTTCTTGGCACCACGCCCCAGCATCCGTGTGGAGGAATCCTCCGACTTTGAGCAGCTGGTGGAGGCTGATTCAGGAGCGGTAGCATGTGGCTGTGGCAGCATGCTCACCAACATCACCAGAACCTACACCTTCAAGCTACACATCAATGGTGGGGGGTCCCTAGCTACAGCCTGGTCCATACACGCCCGTATAGTCGCGGCCCTTGCATCAGAGGATTGTGATTCCTTGCTACTACGTCGGCGCGTGTACGATGAGCCTGAGCTGGTCTATCGTATCACCAAGGCTTCTATCAGGCAAGTTGACGTAGAAACACAGTACGGCCTGATGGATTGCGAGCGGTGGCTCACGCTACTGATGGTCCTCACACTTAGCTCAACCATCAGGACAGAGATACTCACCATCTATGAGTATGCTCAGTTCCCACCACCAACTGACAGGAACATCATTGACTTCCTACCAACTATTGATGTTGCTGTCATAGAGGAAGCAGAGTTTCCAGAGCCAGAGAACATCTTTGTCTAACGCCAGCCCATAGGGCAGCGTGGCCGCCACAGGGCGGGGAAGGGGGCATAATGCCAGCTAGTTTCGAGTACGCCGAGCATAAGCGCCTACGCTGCACAGCCGGTGCTGATATGGGCTCTGGTGGTGCCGCTTATAAAGTGCTGTTGCTCATGCGGGGCACCAGTGCTGGCTCTGAACCACTGATCACCAACCTAGCTGCCTTTAGTGATCTGTTGGAGTTCGACGATGGGGCCTACGTGCGTGGCACGCTGGCCTCACAGACACTCACAGTGGACGCCACCACTGCACAGGCTGTATTCGATGCAGCTGACCAGGCATTTGGCATACTCGATGGTGATGGCAGTGATCTTGTGATAGCTGCACTAATCGCCAAGGATGGGGCCAGTGATGCAGCACGAGTGCCAGCGTTCTACATTGACCGCTCACCGGCCTTCGACCCCGGTAGCACGGACCCGTATACGCTCAGGTGGAACGCTGATGGCATCTTCCGCTGCTAGCCGCCGCGCAGCCGCACCATGACTAGCATACCAAGCTTCATCAAGGTCATACTTGATGGCGTGGACATAAGCCAAGCTGAGGAAATCAACCTAGAGATAGGTGAGAAGTCCCCTGGGGGCTTTGATGTGGCCACGATGAAGTTCTGTGACCTGGGCCCACCTGATCTCACAGCACCTATTCTCATACAGGACTGGCGTGCTCAGCAGACCATCTACACAGGTCGTGTGGGCGACGTGGAGCTAGCCAATGATGGTTATGCTATCACCTGTGGGTCCAGTAACCTATGGGGCACTGACCGCCGCTTGGGTGTAGGTGAAGTCGATACTAGTCCCAGCGATGCGCCTCATAAGCGAGTAAAGTTCCCTTCAGGCACAGCCGTGATGGACATAGCCCGCTATGCCATGTCACGGCTACTTGGTGGTAACGTGTATGACTCGGGCCATATCATAGATGCGCCCATGCTACAGCTCTTTGAGGACTCACAGGACTTCGCTGGCCAGACCTTTGAGGATATTATGGCCTGGCTCAGTGGGCTTACTAGCTACTTCGTGACGCCCCTCACATGGCATATACGCAATTGTGGTCTGTCGCCCTACGGCTGCATGTACATGGCCTATGAGGACCACAGCGCACGGCTACGTGTGCAATACAATAAGACTTTTCAATCCAAGTTCAGTGACCAGGCCATCACGAATACACAGACAATTCAATGGGGCCAAGGTCAGGTGATCACACTACCAGATGGTGAAGCTGGTTCGGGCATAGACTACAGCGTCATACGTGTCATCAGGGACCGTTGGGTCAGTGCTGGTAATGACGTGCGCCTACAGAATGAGGCCAAGGCCCTAGCTGGCGCCTACTATGCACGCTTTTCTACCTGGCGCTCTGTGTCAGATAGCATGACACTAGCATGTGATAAGGGCGAGAAGATCATAGCCGTGGGAGGCAGCCCACTCTTGGGGTGGGTGACACATCCACAGGAGATTGACCCATGGTTGGTGCCAGCTGGCTTGGGCTGTGCTGTAGAGAATATTCCCAGGAAGTGGGGGCGCTACGCCACGCCCAACGTGAAGTATCTTACGGAGCGTAAGTACAACTTCAAGTCAGGTGAGCTATCACTAACATTTGGTATGCCACGCAGCCTCCAAGAGTTCATCAAGTTCATCCAAGCATTCACTGTCAATAGGCCCACGGTGTTGGCTGAGAGCGTATATGCCAGTGTGCCATACGTGGACCAAGACAGCACCACAGTCTTTGGCCCATCTTTCAGCACCACTGCTGTCAAAGACCCGAGCCTAACTACGGGCATCCCTGTGATGGCTACACAAGGTAAGATAGACGAAGGCCCCATGCTCAATGGTGGTGTGGTCCATCCCAACCTTATTGCTGATGAGGGCCTAGAGGCCAATTTTAATGTGGCCATTGGTAGTGCTGGTTTTCAGGGGGCTATTAAGATCATCCCAGGCTTATGGAACAGAGTTGAGGTACTGCTTGGGAAGGGCAGTGGTCTAGTAAATGATACTGCGTTCTTGAAGGTATATAGACTGCCTAAAGCCCCTAGTCTAGTACCTGAGTTCTTGTTCGAGGTAAATATTACAAACAAACGTACACTGGTAGACGTGAAAGACTTCAAGACTGTACAGGGTGAGTGGATACTCCCAGAGGTAGTTACTCCTGCTGATGTAGCTGTGTGGGCTAGTGTTAGCTTCCATGCCGTCAGAGACTACCCTACGCTAAAGCTGTCATGAGTTTCTTTGATCAAGTTCTAGTAAGTGATTCCTATGGGCATATCTACAAGGTGCATCCAGCATCAGATACCGTTACCACGGTCTATACAGATGCTAATCCAACGGCATTTGTACAAAACCTCTTGAGGTCTAATACCAATCCAAATAACATCATAGCTACTGTAACAGCTAGCCCTCTTGAGCCTACACGTGCAGATGTATTATTGAGCCAAAATAATGGGGGCACTTGGGCTGTCTCAGGTGCTGCTCCATTCTCTAATGCAGGCATGAACAACTTCTATAGCGTTGCATTGTCAGACAGCGGGCAGCGCATCTTCATACCCGACATAGCCCCGGCTGATGCTCCGGACGCCAATATCTACCACAGCGACAACTTTGGATCAAGCTGGACAGAGACCCACCACCTGAATGCACGATTTGCAGGCTCGCTCTGGTCGCACCTAGGCAAGGTCTGGTGGAACGCGGGCAACACCGTAGACCCGAATGGTCTGAACCGAGACGATGAGGCTGGAGGTGGCTACCTCTACACAGCCACTGCGGCTGACAACAACACGATCCTACATGGGTCTTATCATCATGATACAATCATACAGATCAAGCAAGCCGCCGGTAACGACACCATCATTGTTATCAACAATGCCTCTACAGCACCGAGTGTAGTAACAAGAACACTTCCTGTTTCCTTCGTTATCGGTGCCTTGGTAGTTACTCCTAGGAAGTTTGTTGTAACGAGCCTCAACAATACTTTTACCGCTTATGTAGTATGGTTGACTGAGGACGCTGGAGTAACTTGGACTCAAACTGCCGAAGAAGCTCCTAGGACTGTTGATGGTGGAATAAACTCACATAGAATTGCACAGAGTGAGGTTGATAGGAACGATCTATGGACATTTATCTCTACACCTACACTGCTTAACTCGGAAGATGGAGGGTACTCTTGGAGACGTTATGAAGTTGCTGGAGTACCAGAGGATGGTACAGTAGTATTTACTAGTATAGTTGTAGCTAAAGGGGTGCGGCCAGTTTCTAATGTTACCTTGATAGGTGCAACATGACAGACGTGCCCCATGCCTAATGTAAGCACACCAACACCCCAGGCCATAGGGGGTATGGCTATGACAGCAGGACAAAATGGTCTGATAGCTGTTGCACCCGCGTTGCCATTTAACAATAGTGGCGTAGGGGGCTTTGAGGTCCTTGGTATTACAGCGGCCCTAAACGTGCTAGGCCAACTAATCAAGAGGCCCAAATGGTTTAAGCAAGATGAGTGGATGATTCCTACACTTCTAGTGTTAGGGCTTGCACTAGCGTTGCTTCTATGGCATGATAATCTAGGAAAGGGGATACTGAATGGGGCAATAGCCGTAGATACTGCTATCAAGAACTATGGTGCGTTGAATCAAGGTGGCGTAATGAAGTCGGCCCCTGATGGGCCAGGAGGATAAGATGCCGTACCAATTCAAGCCAGGCGCAGAGTCCATTTGGTTCATTCTCGTACTGATGATCACCACAGCAGCGCAGTTCTTTCAGGGTGCACCACCCACTGACTGGCAGGTGTGGGCGATCAGCCTAGCAGCAGCACTCACCAGAACCATTCTTGGTGCAGCATTGCAGCTGCTTGGTGGAGGAAACCCCACATGATCAAGGGTGATGGTACACAAGCGCCCAGCCCAGAAGAAATAGCTGCTGTTGGTGGCGATTGGGGTGGCTACGGCGAAGTATCAGGCCAGGCCCTAATCGCACTGATGCAGGCCAACAAGCTGAGTCTGGTGTTCGGCAACGATGCCCTGGTGCTCACTGTGGAGAACAGCTCGGGGCAGGTGGGTGTATACAACATACCCCACGTACAGGACATAGCAAATTTTTAGCTACCCACCTGGCAAGTGGCGGCGCGGCACCATGGACTGCCGAACAGGTGGCGGCAGCAACACAATGTCCACTACAGAACGTGGCCATAACATGGCCCATCATATACAAGGCTGCTGTGCAGTGGGGGTTTGCCTCACGTAACAACCTTGTAGGATTGCTGGGCACGTTCGCTACAGAGTCGGCCTCTAGCATGTGGCCAGTACGGGAGGCGTTCTACATCTATAGCCCAGACCCTAAGGCGGCAGAGCCACTATTCCAGGCCAACCCAGCACCAGCCTACAAGTGGTACAACGACACTAGCCAACACGCAGCCTATGGGGGCGGCCCTGATTGGCATGGCCGTGGATTCATCCAGACCACCCACAAGTCAGGCTATGAGGCTGTCAAGGCGGCTACGGGCCTGGACGTGGTAGCTGACCCTGACCTTCTGCTACAGCCAGGGCCAGCTGCTCAGGCCGCTATGGTCTACTGGACCAATCGTGGCATAGCCACACCAGCAGAGGCGAAGAACTGGGCAGAGGTCCGCAAGCGCGTGTATGGAGGCTCTGATCCAGCGGGCGCAGCACGCATAGCACGCATCGACGCTGCCCTGCCCTAATAGAAACTAGATGAGTCGTCAGTCGCACATGTATATATGGCTACTGTTAACGCAACAAGCCCCACGGTGACCGCTAGGGCTATAAGAATAGCAGCGGTTATCCCCCTATCCCATATGAAGCCCAAGCCTATTGCGATAACTACAGACCAAAACACTACAACAGACACCACACCTTTTTTCTGTAGATGCATGAGTTCTTCTCCTCAGTTCAAGCCACGTAGGATACGGTCCATACGCTCATCGAGTGTGTAGCACTTGGGGCACATGTTGAAGCACTTGGGGCACAGCAGCACATCACCATGAGAGTGCCAAACTCCATCATGAGCAGGATGCGAAGCACCACATCTGGTGCACCGAGGCGTGTACAGATCACAGTCTATGCGCTTGCAATGCTGCACTGCGGCCCCAGTGCTTCTACATGTCGCACAGTCTACTGGCGTGGTCGCCTCCGCGCCACGCGCTGGGGCGGACCAGCATAGGAACAGGCCCATGCCAGGGCGATGATCCAGCCAATGATGGTCCACCCCAGTAGCAGGTTAACCACGACGATGCCCCCAAAGCTCCTGTGGTTACGTAGCCCAGCCACTATTAGTGGCGCACAGTACAACCCCAAGGCCCAAGCCCATTCAGGTATCATGGTCCTCCCCCTGTCCAGCGCACCCACACAGACACAGCCCCCAGCACCAAACCACAGGCCAGCCCGCCATAGAAGAACAGCCACCGTGTCCTCTGCGCCCTCTCTAGCCGTATAGTGACCTCCAGGGCCGCCTCCTGGAGGCGATTGATAGTACCACAGAGGGAGTTGATGCGGTGCCGTGACTCCATGTGTAGCTCGTCTATCTTAGCATACGCATCACGCTCACGCTCTGTAAGCTCATGCTCATGCTCAGGCATCGGGGAAGCACCGGCCACATGTGGAGTATTCCAGGTCCTCACCCTGCTCCTTACACAAGTCGAAGAAGTCCTCTAGCGTGTATGTCTCACTAGACACTATGTCATCTGTGTTGCACTGCTCGAACACACGCCCATCAACCTGTAGATGCAACACGTACTCCGTGTCGCCATCGCCCGCGCCCGACTTGTTAACGATTACCTTGATCATGTGATCACCTTTCTATATTGGCCTGGTGCTATGCGGCACAGGCTCCCGGCCTTGAGCATCCTAGCGAGAGCCACTCGGACGCTCTGTATGGGATATAGCCCATTTAGGGCATGGTAGATTGTTAGAGCAGATGCTCTATCGTGGTCTTGGAACCATATGTTGATTATATCTGGAATAGTGAACTGCGATAGGTCCAACCCACGACCTAGATAGAGCTTAGTTTCTTTGTGTAGCCTTAGTGCTACCTCCAAACACTCCCGCTCATGCGGATCAGCTACCATAATACTAAGCATCATAAGCCTCTGTGTTACTAAGTCTTTCTGTGCCTCCATTCTTCTGGTTGCTATTTGATCCCTCGCTGCCCCATTCATTCTAATGCCTTGGCCATCACAGCACGACAGATCAAATGCGCTAGGTGGTCCTCGTCCTTGGCAAAGGCCCGGCGTGCGTAGAGATGCTCCTGTGCATGATCCAGATGTATGGACATGCCCTGCTCACGCCATGATTCCACACGATAGCGGCGCCCGGCACGCCTCGCTACTGATATGGCGTCTATGGCGGTGTTGATGAGTAGCCGACACTCATCACAGTATGGCACGCGCCCCAAGGGCCGCCCACAACACATGCATGCTGCGCTAGGGGCTACAGCATCTGCTGTAGGATCGGGGTCAGGTCCGGTGGGCTGTAGGTCGTTGGCTTGAGCTGCTTCCCTGTACTGGATTTTGGGCCTCCTTTCTTGGTCATGTTACTGCGTTGGACCTCATCGAAGATTGGCTCTATGTCCATGCCATACACATTGCAGGTATACAGCACCACATAGAGTAGGTCGGCCAGGCCATCAGCCACGTCCACTAGCTGTGCGCCTAGCTCCCCCACTGGGGGATTAAGGGACATGGCGTCCTCTGTCTCTGACAGTTCCTCAGCCATCAGCTCGATACAGAGGTTGCGTTCCTCCCGTGTTGGAATGCGTAGCGTAGGCGATAGGTCCAACCCCTTGACACCACGCATGAACTCCCTAACCTGCTCCTGTGCCTTCCACATGTTCCCTCCTAAATGTGTCTGGATGGTGGTCTAGCCACTCAGGGATGCTTCGGAGCATCCCTGGTAGCTCAGCAGCGCGTGCTGGTACTTGAATGTCATTGAGCAGCTTCGACACGAGCCAGCCATACTCCCAGCTACACTTGAGCTGTAGGATCGGAATGCCCACGTTAGCATTCTGTATGGCCCCATCGCTCTGCACACGATTCAGTGCTGGATCATGGCGTGTTATTCTGAATAGCACCCCCTTTCTATCATTGTAGTAGACACTCCCAATCGGTTCCTTAAAACCGATTGAAAATATCACTACTTCCTCCTGCTCGTAGATGCTAGGAGGTTTCTTCTTTGTCCACCACATGGCCCATTTATAGCACATGTCCAGTGGGCCTTTTACTGTCTGCTGCATCTCCCATCCCTTAACTGTGGGTATGCGCGTTGGGCATAGCCCAGGCTTATGGCTTGGTCAATATAGGGAACCACAGAATAGGGATCATGAGGATCAGGATTATGGCCAGTAGCGTTAGCCCACCGAACATAATCACTGAGTAGACCCTGCTCATGTAGGCCCCCAGGCCCATGCACCACACGCTCGCCATGCGGCATGTTTGGATCATAAGCCTCATAGCGTACACCGCCTCTGATAACTGCATTACCTACTTCCGCCCTGACCACACACCGCACCAACCCCCCGTTGACCAGCGTAGGGTCGTCCAGTGCTGCCAGCGTATCTTCTACCACCCATGGGCCAGATGGAGTCTGTGCGCCTGCTGCTGTCCCCACGAACAGCAGGTAGATTGAGGCACAACAGAGCAACCATCTCAGCGTCCTTCTCCGGTGGGGGCGTGGTCGCCGTAGTAGTGCTCCAGGCCATGCATGAGACGCTTGTAGCACCGTTGGACGCCCTGAATCTGACGGTAGCAGTCCCATATGGCATCATGAGCATTGAGCGTAGTGACACCAGGGACTTTCTCGCCCGGATAGGCCATGTTGTAGATGGTCCTCACGTCCATGCAGTCAGTACGTGAGTATGGCCTGCCAAGAAACACAGCATCATAAGCGTTGCTGAGGATCACGGCGTCGAACGTAGCATGGGACCACAGCTTCTCGATCTCATGGTACTTGTACCACGTATAGAACTCCGTGAGTGTCTCCCTCAGCATGTACCGCTTGGGCACACGCAGCCGTTGCTGGGCTAGAAAGTCCTGCTCCAGCCACCACTCTATAGTCTTGCCACTAATGTCTCGCCCTGCGTCGGCTTGGCCATGGAGTGAGATGTTCCTATAGAAGCCCCTAGCTCCTGTGGGCTCAGTCCCCTCCCACTCAGCAGGAGACAGTGGCTCATCACCAATGGGATCGAAGATCAGCGCACCGATGGCCACGATAGCTGCGTGGCTGTCGCTGCTCATGGTTTCCAGGTCGATCATGCAGTGCTTCATGCCCTGCCTCCCACGCCCTGACCACGGCCCACCGCCTCGCGGACAGCAGGGGCCTTTAGCTCGTAGTCAGCGAATATGTCAGCCACGCTATCACGCTTGTGCTTCACACGCAACAGCACGCCCTTGTACAACAACAAGACCTCAGCGCCCTGAACCTGGTATGACAGAGACAGGGCATCCTCAGCTGCGTCCCAGATGTTGGTGTCGGTCGATGGTTCCAAGCAGAACTTAATCATTCCCCAGTGTCCTTTCAGTGTTGCGCCCTTGGGCGCTTGGTGGGCCATAGCGACCCACTACGTCAGCGAACCAAAGGGCAGTAAGGAGGATTGCGCCTCCAAGCGCCCACTTGTCACCTGTAGTCAGAGCGATGCCGAATGATGTGCCAGCCACGAACAGGGCCACAGTGTCCATCCATGCCCAAAACGTGCTGTGTGCCCTCAGTTCCGCCAATGCGCTGCCTCTTGGGTTGGGCGCACGGCGTGGTGGGCTAGGCCCCCACACGATGTACTCCCCTTCTCTGTGCTTATACTGCTGCATTAAGTGTCCCTCCAAGCCTGCCAAATGGCTGCTTTGACTGTCTCCACTTGTTCAGGCACTTCTATGGTCTGTCCTCCGATGAGGAATAAACGTGTTTCGTAGGAGGCTCCTACGCCCGGTGGGCGCCTTATGTGCAACTGCCAGCCTATGATGGCGTCCGCCCGTAGAACCGTGCTGCCGAACTCGACCATCCTAGGCATTGCCACGGCGGGCCTCCCAGTTCAGTAGGTGTGCGAGTGAGTCGATCTGATGTTGCGTGGGCGCTGGTGCTCCTGGGACAGCACGTAGCATAGCCTCAGCAGCTACCAGCTTCCAGCGCCTCTCGTTGGGCCATTCCACTGTTATAGCTATTCCGTCCGTGATACAGATTCCCCATACGCCTCCTAGTATGCGTAGTGTTTGGTCCCCATCTGGACCAGCATGGCGTGATGCGTAGTTCTCTAGCACCACATGGTCCCATGGCCACTGCTTGACCAGCTTCCACAACACGGCCCCTGTGGGGTCGTGCAAGTTCAGCGTGGTCCATGACCCATCAGGCTCACGTGTGGCCACACCAGTTGTCAACCCTGGGTCCACGGCAAGTATTCGTGCCACTTACTTAGACACCTCATAGAGATTGGTCCCCCAACTGGCTTCCACGGGGACGGAGGGGAAGCCATCAAGCCGTGGTGCCGTCATGACTGCTGTTACGATCTCTCTCACCTGTGTTAAATACTTACGGGGGCCATGAAGCAGGGCCGCGTCGTGTGTAACCCACAGTAACCTCCAACCATAGTTTGCTATTAGTGGAGCGAACTCGACTACACTGCTCAAGGTGTAGTCCCCAGCGACCGACTGGATACTGAAATTGATGGTCTGCCGTAGCTGCTTGGCATTAAGGACAATAGGCATCCTACGCTTACGCCCAAATGGCGTGAACACACGGCCTGTGGTCTTAATGGCAAACTCTACGCTACGCTGCCACTTCCAGAACTGGCTGTTCCGTGCGTACCACGAGTTGATGTACGCCCCTGCGGTCTGTACGTCACAGCCTAGGCCCTGGGGTGGTTTCTTGGTGGCCAACCCCCAGGCTGTCTCACCATACATGATGCCAAAGGTCACATGCTTGGCGTTGTCCCTAGCAAACTTCCACGCTGTAGACCCATCGTCCACGGCACCGATGACCGATTGCCCAATGCGTGAGTGGTAGTTGGGCTTACCATACTCATCGGTGCCCTTCTGATAGTCCACATAGTATGGCAAGCGTAGGTCATCATACATAGCCTCATCACCGCTAAAGGCTTGGGCTATGTGTATCTCGATCTGATTGTAGTCGATCTCCATAAGGCAGTCATCGTCTGTGTCAGCACGGAAGATCGACCTAACCTCCGACAGATCACCAATGGTACGCGCATGGGGTAGGTTGTGTACTGGTGGGTCTGTGTACGACAGCCTACCTGTCACTGTGCCAGGTATCCACCCCTTTGGGTGGGCCTTACCATCATGACGTACCTGTGCCATGGGGTTGTCAATGTATGTGGCCTTAGTTTTAACCAGCTGACGGTGCAGTTGCAGGCCATCTACCCATGGGTGATCTATGCCCTGTAGCACGTCCTTACTGGTGGCCGCCTTGCCTGTCTTGGTGTATGCCATGACAGGTATATGTAGGTCACCAAACAAGAAGCGCCCTATCTGATCCGTGGAGTTAAGGTTCATCTCCTGATATTCAGGGCGGCCAGACAACTCACAGGCCATGTCACGGAGCCTACGCTCTGACTCATGGATGCGCTTCATGTACTTGACGCCAAGCTCAAAGGCCCTGGGCACATCAATGGTCACACCATCGTATTGTGCAGCACACAGTACGTTAGCAGCAGGGATCAGTAGCTCATAGTACAGCTTACGCTCTAGATCGTCAAAGTGTGCGTGTTGGAACTTATCCAGGCGCCCTGTGTAAGCTACGTCCTTCCCATTGTATACAGCCCGTTCCCCCGCCGACAGGTCAGCTACCGCAGTGCCTACAGGCGGTTCCCAGAAGTCAGCGCCCACCCATTCTCTGGCGTTAGATTTCAGCTTGTGGAGGCCCACGGTAGCAGGTGAGCGGCCAGCTGCACTAGATGGCCCACTGGCTGTGCGCTCGTCCAACACGTAGCTCCCCACCATAGTGTCACGGTAGATGGGTATTATAGCCCCAAGCTCTTGGCGCATGACAATGGAATCAAATCCATACATGTTGTGCCCGCACCACAATACGTCCTTGGGCCATTTGAGCCCTTCTCCACTGGGCCATTGGAGAGCAGACCGCTCAAGCACATACTGCACATCGCCAGGAAGGCCAATGCCCACGCATGTTATCGAGGACCGTGCAAATGGGTCTGCTCGTGCTGTCTCTTTATCATAGTCCGTCTCCACGTCCAGCACCACAGGCACTTGCCGCACCCCGCTAAGCACTTCATTGAAGTCTATGCGTGGTAGATGATCCAATAATGCCTGGGCACGCTGTGGATCAGTGATGATCGTAGGTGCTGCGACCACAGGGGCGGCGGGGCTCCTACCAGGACCAAAGAACATAGGTAGCTTCTTCATGTCACGTACCAAGCTACCAGCAAAGTCGTTCTGTTGCTCTGGCTTATCGGCAGCCCTTAGAATAGCAGCAGGGTGGTATGTAGCCAGCCCATACGTGCCCTCTGGCCTAGCAGGGCCACCTGGCGCGTCGGGCACAGCCCACGTAAGCCCGGCCGCTGCTAGGGCGCTAGGCTGTAGAATGGCACCACGGACCTGGCTGAATGGGCGATCAAAAACTTCCTCACATGCCACAGCCCCTAGCGTGACGATTAACCTGGGACGCGCCCATTGAAGCTCTTTGAGTAGTCTAGGCCGACAGGTGGCCAGCTGCATCATGGATGGTTTGCCACCAGTGTACACACAGCACACGTTGGTGCAATACACCATGCTGCGGTCCCACCCCACGGCTTCCAGCACACGATTAAGCAGCCGCCCTGACTCGCCCTGAAATGGTAGACCACGGGCCATCTCAGTCTCACCAGGCTCCAGGCCCACAAACACCACACCACTGCCCAGCGAACCAGCGCCAGTCACCCCATGTGGGCAACACCCCTCTATCATGGCCAGTTCGTTCCTGAAACGTGAAGCGGTAGCATTTGCATAGCCGATGGAGGGGTCATATCATCCCACACACGCCTTCGCCAATAATAACCACCCCATGATTCTAGGTACCGCACATGCTCACTGCGGTACAGCAGCCGCCATGCTGAGGCCCTGTTACGCTGCCGCTTCATGAGGCGGGCCAGCGTTGCTTGTCTAGCTCATTTAGTAGGGCTGTCACCTGATCCCACACACGAGCGTCCTTACGAGGCGCAGCCCCGGGCTGATGACGTGTGCCCTCTAGTTCACGTAGGAGCCAATAGGCGTTGTTAAGAAGCGTGGGCGTGTCTGTACCCTCATCAAGAAACGGATCGTCCTGGGTGAGGCGTGGCCTATTGATCATGGGCCACCTGCACCAACAAGCGATGGATGGTGGAAGATGGGGCGTCTAGGAGCATGGCTATGGCCCGCACTGACAAACCTCTCGTGTGTAGAATATGTATGTCCTGTTGTGTGTACGCTATAGTCACCCTGGGCAGTTGGCGGTACACAGTGCTGACTGACACCCCCAAGGCAACCGATAGCTGCTTAGGCGTGAGTGTCCCACTAGGCAATCTATGTCCCCTCATGGCGCCTCCACCACAACGGGCCATGGTGCTAGGCTGCTGGCCTGGCGCTCGTGGTAGCAGTCGCCGCTGGGCAATTGTGTGGTGCAATCCCAACACGCCCATTGGCCACACCAGTTGCACAAGAACACGCCGTCCGTTGTGCCACACCAGCCACACACCACCGACAGCCAGTTAATGCGCACGTCCCCTAGGTCCGCCCCACGCTCGGTGGGCATCAGCCAGCCTCCTGCTGTGGCGGGGCCTGCGCGGTGGCGTGGCGGGCACGGTAGTCCTTCATGTACACTGCAAAGGCTTGCTTACACAAGTCACAACGACAGTTGTAATTGGAGTATGCGTTCACTGTGCCATGACGCACGTTCAGGTGCGCCCGCTTACGATGTTGGGGGCACCACCGCTGGCCCCCAGTAGCCGTGTAGAACGGCTCACCACAATCCTCACAGTCCTTAATCATCATGCCCCCTACCAGTCTGGTGGATCATGCAGTTCGATGACGAACTGTGGTCTGTTAAGGAACCAGTTGTGATTCACGTACACCGTGATCTTGTTATTCACATCATCGAGCACCACGATCTGACCCTTGCTCATTATGATGGTCAGTTCTTTTGTTGGTGGGAACTTCACGTACCCCTGCCACCATGGGGGTGCTGCTGGTGCTGGCTTACTCCACGGCCACTTCATCGGCCCACCCCCAAGCGCCGCCACTGTGGGGCTAGACGAGCGCTGTGGGGTGGCAAGGGGTACTTGCGCTCCATGAGTGCCTCTGCTAGCCGACAGCCCTCAGATATTGCATGGTAGTATGGCATATGCATGTACTGGAACTGGATGGGATCACCTGACTCTTGAGCCAGCTGATACAGGCTCTCCTGACAGCAGTCCAGGGCTTCCACCAGGAAGGTGAAGCATGATACTTCGTCGTTACTTTGATTGATGGCTGTCTCACCATCTAGCTCAGCCTGCACCAGCTGAAGTGTAAGGTCACGTATCTTCTGTGGTGTGACTTCCACTGAGGCGCGGTACTCGCGTTGATTAGGCATCGGTAGCTCCACATTGAGTGCATTGACTGAGGGTTATGTTATCATACGTCACTGGCGCAAACTTTGTTACTTTTTGGCACACAGGGCATATATGCTCTGTCATGTGGGTTAGCAGGTTGTGCGTGAATAGGTCAGCGTATATCAGTGCCCGTACATACTGGCTGATGCTCCCACCATATGAAGCAGAAGCACGCTGCATAGCCAACGCACGTACATTGGGGAACACTGATATAGGCCCTATTGCTGCCTCACGTCCCATGGCGAATCTCCACAGTGGCAGTGGTCCTAAGCCACTGTTGTATCTTACGGTCTTGCTTTCCACGCTCGGTCGGCGTCGCTCATGGTGTCTGCGTGGGGGGTTGTGTTGGCTTGGGGGCGATCTTCCATGTTCTTGCCACCATTGAGTTTTCATATTCTATGTCGAACAGCTTGCTTAAGATGTGAAACATGCCAGTGAGCTTAGCCCCAAACGCACGGGCTGTACGCACAGACTTTGTGAACTGCTGCTGTGCGCCCTCTGGACAGTGTTCCGCCACACGTGTGTACAGCTCATTAGCTGTCACAAATTGCCCATGGGTCCCTCCTGTATTGGCCACGTATGTGCTTATGGCAGTGATCATGGCCTCATCGTCCTGTAGGATCAGAGAGCTTTGGGCCAACAGTGTATTGCCCACCGCTGCCCTAAACGTAGCTAGCGCATCCCCACCCAGGCCAGCCGCAATCCACTCACCAAGCCACGCAAAGTCCTGCACACGCATGCTAATCTGTGTGTTCTGGCTTGGTGGCCCTTGTGCCAGGATGTTCTGTAGGTCCGCTACAATAGCGCCCCACAGGCGGTCACGTAGTGCGTCTATGCGCCAGTATGCAGGCCCTTCTGCCAGGAACGCGCCTTCATCCACACGTCTGAAATTAAGCAACAACAGCCTATCAGCTACGTCTGGCCTGTTAGACGTAAAGCGTGGGTTGTGTGATGTGACACCCACCATGGCCTGCTTACGCATACGCACGATCTCACCATTGGTGTACAGCTTGCGCTTAAGGGTGTCAATGTCACAGATGGACTGGGCCAGCTTGTCAGGCACCCAGTTGATGTAGCTGTCCAGGTTGTCAATACCATAGAAGGGCAATTTCGACGAGCTATGATCATAGTCATCAGCGTTGGTGATACCCGACACAGCTAACCTGCGTGCGTATAGCAGCCGATAGATACGCCGCATTATGTGGGTCTTTCCACTGCCTGGTGTACCGAAAAATGAGAGTATGGGCCGGGCCTCAGCAGCATTGCGGAACAGCACGAACAGGAACCACACCTTTAGCACAGTCCGTGCTTCCTCTGGCGACATGTTGGTGATGGTGTTCAATGGCCCAAATAGCTCCACGCCCCAATCCAACCCCTCAGCAGCGCCACCATCAGCAGCGCCGGGTGTGGTGGAGGATAGGTCGGGGGAGAATGTCTCAAAGACAGGCTCCCATGCAAACAGCACGTTAGCTGCCCCATTCTTCTGGCGTGTGATACCATCAGCTGCAATGCGGGCCACATCACGGTGGCCTGTGTGCAAGAGAAGCACATTATGCTCCACATCATAGTGGCTTAACACAGCGGTGGTGGCTGTCTCTGGCAGACTTTTGGTGTACGTCTTGATGTTCTCCACGGTGAAGCTCTGCTCCAGTTCTGTGGGATTCAACCCAAAGCGTATCTCTAGTAGGGCATTAAGGGAGCTATCGTGCTTGGCTATCTCCAGTGGTCGCCCAGTGTTATTTGGGAGGTACCATACCTCACCAGAGACAGTCTTGATGAACTCCCCATCCACACGCATCACATCACGTACTGTGCTGGCTATGCCACGATGAGCAGAGAACCGCTTAGCCTTGCTCATACGGATGGCATCTATCATGGCCCTGGCGTCAAAGTCTGTGCTCTTTACGTGGCGCTCCGCACGTAGCACGTCCAGGGCCAGGTCTAGCTCAGCATGATAGCGTTGGTCCTGCTTGAACTTGTTGTTAGGTGAGTTCCACGCCAGCCAATACACAGCCTCACGTGATAGGCCAGCTGTGAAGCTAGAACACATGAGCGCCCACAGGGCGGCACTACGGTCAGGCTGTGGCGCCGCTGTCGTAGCCTCAGCCGCATAGACACTGACAGGGATGCGCTCTTTGATGCTCTCTAGCAGTTGCAGTGGCCCCTGGCCTATGTCGATGGTGTTGTTAGTGGCTGCGATCAAGAATGGGTCATGCTCTGCATCCTCATCTGTCATCACTTCTATGTCAGATGGCACAGCAGGCAGCAGGTCTATGTCCTCAGCTGTGTACTTGTGCATGGGTGCAGACAGCACACGCACATCATAAGGCCCCAACGGTGGTAGGTACTTATGGTTCTTGGTGTTGGCTACGCGGAGCCGGTGTCCTATGGCCCAGCCACTGTGGTCAGCGTCCTTGATAGCGTATGTCATGCGCTTGCTTAGGCGTTCATGTTCTCGGCGCTCTAGTTGCTGCTTAAGGAACCAGTAAGCATGATAGTGTTTAGGGCTAGTTTCTACGAGTATGCTTGGGGCTATGGGTAGGTTTTGGGTATCAGCATGGTCCAGGTCTGCTTGGATGGTGCTGGTAGGTAGGCTAGCCTGGCGTGTAGCCACACGGTCCATGAACAGGTAGCTGGTGAAGTACACGTCATGCGTGTCCTTCATCTCCGCGCTCCGTTGAACAATGGTCGGCACGTCATTGGGCCACATGTACCATTCCTGCTGCCATGGTTCCACGTGGTTACGATAGGCCAGCACGAAATATCCAGCACCACCAGTCACCGTGGCACGTAGAAACTCAGCTGTTTCCATGTTTAACTAACGCCCCTCAATACATTACGGTGGCCCGGGCAGGACATTGAACCTGCCACCTACTGACCCCACCCATAAGGCGGGCACCAGGTATAACCTATCGGGCCATAGCCCCGCTTCAGTGGGGCCAGCCCCTAGTTGTCTAGGGGCCTAAAGGACTGAAACAAGTTAGAGAATGGGCTGGACGATGGTTCCTCTTTGTCCCACTCAAAGACCCACGCTTCGCTCAGGGCATCATGGGCGTGGTGCTTACAGCAGTAGTGCTTGTACTTCTCATCGCTGTTGAAGCTGGCCAACGTCACCCAGGCGCACTGCTGATCGGTCAGTTCGCTGGCTGACGTATGGGCCACCAGCTTCGCATCACAGCCAACTAGGTCACACTGAATGGCCCGTAGTGTCACGTCCCCCCAGGCCGTAGGGATCACCACCTGTGTCTCTGACATTCCTCACTCCCTCTCATGTCAACGCTTTGTTATGTGCTGGCCTTACCCTCGTCACCAGCTTGCCATGGCCCCTCACCATCCGCCACGGTCCCACCATGCGCGCTGGACGGTAGCTGCGTGGGGGGCTAGACTGGCGGAGCCGCCAGAATGTCCTTCACCACGTTGCGCTCCTTGACTTCCTTGGAACCATCAGGGTTGTCCCTGGTGTATTCCTCGATCTCCACGTCCAACAGGACGTAGTGACCCTTGATGTACTCCACCTGCTGGCGCAGTGTGTACCGTGGCACACGCTTGATCACGCCCGTGGCGGGGTCTTGCTGCTCATCTTCCTCCATCATGGCCCCAGGCAGGCCAGCCACCACGAGGAAGTCACGTAGGAACCGGAACGCCTTTGGCGTCACAGCGAAGGTGCGCCACTGGCTCCTGTCGGCGTACTCCGTGTGCGCCTGGCCGTCGATGGCGAATGTCACGTTCACCACAGTGTTCGGTGGGGTGCCGGGCGGTGAGTTCTTGGGCGGGTTCTTGGCCTTGGTGATCTCAGTCTCACTCACCATGGCCCGATACCGTGCCTTGGGCATCGGTGGGAAGTCCGCCTGTGAGAACGCTACGCGCACATCACCCAAATCGTCAGTAGCTTGCACTGTACTCTCCTAAGGCTCAGGCTGGGCTCATGCTCATGCTCTGGCCGTGGTCTAGGTCTTGGTCTTGGCCGTGGCCGTGGTCTTGGCCGTGTCAATATCTAGCGTCGCTCATCAGGGCATAGGCGCTCCGTTCTGCGGCGTGGTGGGTGGTACAGCAGGGGGTGCCGCTGGTGGTGTCGGGGTTTGTGGCCCCGCAGAAGGTGGGGCATGCTTGGCAGTGGGCCATGGTGCCCCACGGAAGCTGTCGAAGATGGACTGGTAGCTGGGGTTGTAGATGATCTGTGGCATCTTGCGTAGTGGGCTGTCAGGGGCCACTGCTGTCTTAGTGCCAAAGCCCACGAAGCCACCAGTGTACATCACAGGAGGGTATGGATTGGCTCCAGGCTGACGCTCCAGATACACCACGAAGTCCAACAGACCAACGAACCTACGCTGCATGGTGTCAGTAAGGTCAGGGAGGACCGTGGTGATCCCTGTGGCGTCATTTTTTATTGGCGCACTCCATATGTTGAAGATGACATTAACGCCCTTGTCAGCCATGACTCTAGCCCGCTTGACCAGGCCCACCATGGACGTGTTGGCTTGGCCGAACAGGGTCTGCCGTATCTGCGGGTTGCGCTCACTCGCCACACCAACATGTTCTTGGGACGCGATCTGTAGCGCCGTGGTGCCATCGTACACCACCGTAGGGAACGGGATGAATGGTGTGGTGCCCACCAAGCCACGCTCGATCTGCTTCGTGGCCTCATCCACTTGTGCCCATGTGTTGGTGGCATACACATGGAGCCCTGGCAGGTCACGTAGCACATGCGCCTTGTGGTCTATGTCGAACACGGCCACTGGTGTGTACTCCGGTCGCCCCACCCACTCACTACCAGCAGCCCCAGGCTCCGTCCCATTAGGTAATGGTAGGAGGTCCCAGAGGGACTCTAGGAGCGTGGTCTTGCCTGTGCCAGTCTCGGCCATCACTAATATAAGTACACCAGCCTGTTCACGTATCTCGCTTGGTCGCCTAGCAACCAGCCCACCCAATGGCATGGCCACGGGCCATGGTGTCGCGCTCATGATACTTCCCTTACTTTGACTTCTACGAGGCACAACATGCCTCCTATATCAGCCAAACAACGCCATGTGCCATCGAACTGCTTTGTGGCCTCGCCAATGTAGCGTATGGCCTCATGTTTACGATCCATCATGTTATGCACATTGATTTTTTCGCCAGTTGGTGGCAACGACAGTTGCTGAGCATTCATGTTAACAGCCCCCTCTCATCCAATGGACCATGCCCCCAAGAGATAGCAGTACCGATGAAAACCCTAACAGTGTAAGGAAGATACCCATCACCACGTCGGCACCAGTGATGCCCCCTGGCCTCATGTGGTCCTCACAATGAACAGTAGCAGTGCTATGCCAGCACATGCTAGGAATAGCCCCACACCGGCCCCCAGGAACACCCATGCGGTGTCCTGCCCCTTCATAGGAGGCTGCTGTGTGGTGGGCTCATCAGGGAAGTCGGGTATGCGTAGGCGCGGGTCTGTGTCACGTGGGTTCTTCATGTATATACCCTCTGCTTTCTCGCCACATACTGGCGGGCGCTAAATAGAAGCTCGATCTCTACGCTAGGGGTAGGGGCCTGGCGTGTGGCCCGTACCCTGGAGCACATCAGACACCGATAGTCCCCATCGAAGTCCAGCCACACAGCATCACAGCCACACGCCATACACCCCTGGCGCGTAACGCCAAGGGCTGGCCGCTCCCTATGGACGCGCAGTGTGCTAGGCATCAGGTACTTCCATGTAGAAGATGATGGGCGTCACGCTGATAGGAACGCCTGCATCATAGAGAGCCACGAACTGCACAGCACGCTCTGGTAGTGGTAGTACTGGCCCCAATCGTAGGGGATCATCACGCATGACCCTGAACCTATATGTTAGTGAGCCCACATGGTCTATAGGGATGCCCTGACGGATCATGGCTAGCTCAATGGGGCACCATGGTCCACTCCTGCCTTCGTCGAGGTCTCGACGAGTCACCACGATCCTACGCTTACTCATCACGAGGCTCCGCTATCATCATACCAGCACACTTTGCGTGCTCGTATGCTAAAGTTGCGGACACTATCTCCGCACTACACCGCACCACGAACTTGGTGGTAGCTGGAGGATCAGGAATAAGCTCTATGATTAGTTCACCACCCTTAACCATGAAGGACACCAACCCTGGTATTGCATTTATCATCACCATCCCTCCAGTGGCCCAGCGGTCTTGTGGCGAATGGTGATGGAGAACGTCCCTAGCATGAACAGCCACAGGCTCCGCTTGCGGTTGACCTTAAAGCCAATAGCATGGTGCCATCCACCACCAAAGTTATCCAAGAAGTCTGTACCACCACGCCAGAAGGTGACACTCCAGCGTGTTGTATCCTTCGTGACCATGAATGCGTAGTCAGTAGCCAGCCTCATCATTCGGGCACATCCGTGGCGAAGGCTGGCGTGCGGAGCCGTGGCACATACCGCCCTTGCAGCAATTGCTGGTATCGCGTGGGGCCTGGGCCTTCGGGGGCAGGGAGTTCGTCGGCATCACACACGTCCTTGAATACACACTGCAACAGCCCATTACACCCATCTACCGGAGGGACAGTCTTATATACCGGCGTTACTGGTCCCCAGCTAACAGGCTTGGCCTGCCCCTGCCCATTATGGGAGGCCATGGTCATGGCCGTGGCCGTGTCAATATCTAGCGTTGCTCTTTGGGCCAGATTAGGGGGCGGGGCAGCGTAGCACATCTCCATGGACACCTGCTCTAGCTGCGTGGTGCACCGATCAAGCTCGGCTGGCGTGCGGTCCAGCAATGCCCGATGGAACATGTCATCCATCACACGACCATCTGGCACTTTTTCACGCTTCCATAGGCCATTGTATAGGATTCCTCCTACCTCTCCCTCGGGAATAAGACCCGAGCGGGTAGCCAGCCACAGATAGCGTAGGAACTGCTCGTTGTGCTCCAGACCATCATCCGTGGGGTGCCGTGAGAATGTCTTATGCTCCAGCACATAGAGCTTTAGCTCGCCTGTGTTGGTGTCGGGCACTTGCACCACACCATCGAAGGTGCCCTCTAGGTAGTTGGTGTCTATGCAACACTGACATGCTTGGATGACAGCAGGCACGTCCATCACATGCCCACCACGACACGCACAGAACACCAGCCCACAGTTACACGTCTCACAGTGGTCGCTCCCAAAGCGGGACAGGCCACTGGCTGACGGTGGTTCGTTGTACAGGCAGTGTTCGGTGTGTGGGATGGGGACCGTGAGCGTCTGCTCACTGGCTATCAGTGCATAGCCCGTGGGCAGTGGCCCACCGCCCCTCTGTGGGGCAGAGTAGTAGTTGTAGTAGTTGATGATCATGGCACGGCCCATCACCATGGCTGCCAGGTTCGCCTTTAGCTCCATGGGGCTTGGGTCAATACCTGACATATGTGCCTTGTAGTGCTCTATGATGGCCTGTGTGTTCTGTAGGGCACGTACATCATAGTCCATGATCACTTGCTCTAGGGTGGCCGTGGGGTGGTCCTGCCAGAACTGGATGCTGGCATGCGCCATGGTCCCCAAGGCGAAGGGTGGTAGTGTGATCGCACGCTCCAAGGCTAGGCCATTGAAGCTGTTGTGCAACCAGTACCAGCGACAACGCTTCCACGCATTGATCTCCGTTACGCTGACAATCATGACTAACACGTCTCCTGTTCTTGTGCCTGTGTTGTGGACTCGGGGGGCATGAAGCGGGCTAGGCTAGAGCAGCCAGTTACCTGGCCATTGCTATCCCGCACCAGCCTATATGGGAACACGAAGTCATCACGATCACGCAGCACGTCAGCCACCAGGCGGCTCACTATGTACAGTGTGCCCTCAATGCGTGGTGGTAGCTCACTACGAGACGTGGGTTGCGCCAGCGTTGTTACGCCATAGATTGGCATGCCAGCATGGACCGTAAGGCGGGCGGTATGCTGTTGTAGGCGCAACTCCCCATAGAGCTTGCTTGGGAATATGCACCGTATGGGCTCCTGATCATCTGTGATCAGGTATATCGGGTGGCTTGTCAGGTTCACCAGCATCACGTCAGTTGCGCCTGTCATTGAAGTAGTCTATCCACAGGAACTTGAGCCAGCGGTTAGTTTCCATTGGCGGGCCACCGTACATCTCCAGCAGATACAGCTTCTTGGCGATCTGGCGCAGTTCCACCAGTGTCATGTTCCACCCCACTTAGCGAGGTTGGCCAGCTTACGGGCACGCTGGAATGCGCCAATGATGAAGCCATGTTCGGTGGAGGGGTCATCATTGATCCCAGGAATGCCCGACACGGCCCCACCCACCCAGTGGCTGGTGGTGTGGCGCTTGGCAGCACGGGCCATGGCCGTGGCGTGGCGCTCATCACCAGCCTGTAGCAATGCTGCGCAAGCACGACGCACGCGCTGGCGCAGAGACAGCCGGGCTTCGTCGTCCTCCTGGCCTGTCTCAGGGTTGACGCCCAGGTGGTATGTAGCTGCGTTGATAGCACCTTCCTCACACCACTTACAGGCGCTTTCTGATTCGGGGGGTACGTCCTTGCCTGTGGCATCAATGGCCCAGTGGCCCTTGACCCACCCCATGGTAATCAGTCCCTCAGCCTTGGCCAGTGATTCTTCCACCAGCCCCTTAATCAGCGGCTCATGCTCGCTGTTCATGGTGTCCTCCGTATGATAGCCTTGCCATGCAGTAGCGTGGCCTTGGGCTTGGGTGTGGGTTGGCCGAACAGAGCACGTACCTGCTTGGTGACCTCAGCTAGGCTTGAGCCATGGCTACGGTCGCTGCGCCGCACCTTCACTGGATTGGGGCGCTTATTGGGGTCGTTGGGGCGCTTATGCTGGCCCATGGCCTGCGGCCTCCTTTGTGGTGATGGCTGGTCCCCATTTACCACGATTGTCAGGCCCATGGTCTATACATGGCCACTCAAAGTGCCGCGCACAGTCATCACAGGCGATGGCGTCAACAGCACCGTCATCAGTCATGCGGTAGTTGATAGGCTGTCCTTCCTCAATGTAGAGCACTTCGTCGCGCCAGTGCATGTCACACGCCACGCGCTCGGTGTTTTCTTCCCGTTCGTATCCGTACTGGCCCATGATCTTATTTCTCCTTTCTTACAGTGGGCGGTTGCGCACATGGCCCAATAGGCCCATAGGGTGCAGGGACGGCACGACAATCAGCACACACTGGCAGGTTGCCAGTGAATGTGCCTGGCATAGCTACATAGACTACCTCCACGTCCTTTGTGCTGCCACAACACTCACAGGACAACTGCTTAGCTTGCGTTGCTTGGCCCTGGTCTTGGTCTAGGCCGTGTCTACCTCTATATCTAGCGTCGCTCAGATGCGCCCAACACTCGTCACGGTCCTTGTGTGACTGACAGCACGAGAAGCACGCATCCATGGTGCAATTGCAATGGTCTGGGTCATGGCCTAGGTCTTGGCCGTGTCGATACCGAAGGTCGCTCATAGGACTAACTCCAACGCATGCTCGATCTTCTGTTGTGCCGCATCCATGGCTGGAGTTTCGCTGGTGCCTGTGTATGTGTCACGGAACGCATACACAGCACGTAGCAGCGCCTGTAGCTCATTCTCTGTGAGCGTTACGATCACCATTGGCTTCTCGTCTTGGGGGATCATAGGGCCAGCTCCATTGTCACAATATCTTTTATAGACAGCGCACGGTCGTTCTGTACCGCATGCACACGCTCATCAATGCTGTCTAGGCAGTTGATGTAGAAGCACACGATAGGGTCCTTCTGCCCCTGCTCTTGCACCACTGTGCCATCGTCCAACGTGCGGGTGGTAGCTAGCGTGGTGTCGTGGCGCTGGACCCTAGCGATAGCCTGTTGCATGGCACCAGGCGTGGTATCTTCCTCAAAGAAGATAAGCGTCTTTGCGGCACTGAGGTCCACACCCTCACCCAAGCAGAACGTAGAGATCACAGCTTGACTAGGGGACTGCATTAGCTCACGAGCATAGGGTGCCCGAGCGTCTGCGTCCGGGACTGTAGTGCTGCTGATATACTTTGTACCGAGCTTGTCAGCTAGCCTAGCTGCCGTTAGCTCGTACTTATGGAAGATCACGTATGGCCCTGGGTTATCTTCCATTATCTGGCTAACAGCATCGAACTTGTTGTCACATGCCGTGAACATGCGTAGTGCATGGTACACAGCAATGAAGCTCTTTAGCTCGATGGTGCCATCGTCAGGCCAGGACGACACTGTGAGCCGCCAGAAGTCGCGTAGCTCATCGTACTGCTTACGTGCCGCTACTTCCATCTGTACTGGCAGCGTGACTGGCAGTAGGTCTGGTAGGTACATGCCCACGTCTTTGTAGCTACGGCCCAGGATGATCCCCAAGCGATTGGGGTTGTCCATGGTGATATGCTCACCAGGCTGTAGTGGCGCACTGGGTGGTGTCACCTGATCAGGGTACAGTGGATTGAAATGCAAGTGGCGCTCGGCCCAGCCACGCAGCTTGACGTTGCTGACCGTATGGTAGCCCCCAGCACTGTATGTGCAGTAGTCTGACAGGAACTTCCACTTACCACTGAAAGTGAATGGGTCCAGAATGTGACACTGGTGCCACAGGTCGTCAGCCTCACGCTTGACTGGCGTGGCGCTCAGCAGCCACTTGTATGGCACAGCAGGCAGGCGGTTCTTCTCATTGTAGATGGCGCAGTTCGCCACGAGGTAGGCATGGACCGTGGCGTGTAGGTCTTTGGCGGCTGCGCTGGCTTTGGTGGTGCTGTAATCCTGGATGGCAGGGAACGCAGCACCATTGGCCAGCATAGCATACCGTGTGCCCTGGATGCTGTCTGCGTTCTTTAGGCGGTGGCTCTCATCACCCAGGATACACAGCACGCGGCCCGAGCCCAACAGCTTACACAGCGCGAAGTAGTATTCATCACTGCGTAGTGCCTCATAGTTCACGATGTAGAACGCCGCCGTGTATGGCTGCGTGTAGTCCCTAGCGAGGGACCACGTACCATCGTGTGGGTTATACTCGGGTGTGGCGTCGGCCATGGGCGCATGGGTAGGGGGCAGATCGAAGTACCCTAAGCGTTCGTTCTTACCCCCACCCACTGTGTTATTCACATATGCTTTGGGGTGCTGGCGCCTGATGTGCTTGAACCACTGGTTGGCCAGATGCCGTGGGACCATCACCAGTGTGATGTATGGCCCATCAGCATGGCCCAAAGCCCCAGGCACCACGCCCATAGGCTCAGCACCATTGGCTGGTGGCAGTTCAGCGACCACAGGGGCGGGGGACGGGGTTCCTACTGGGGCTGTGGCCCCGTCCTGCGGCGCCGCAGTGGGCTGCATAAGCAGCGGGGGCAAGGCGGCCATGATGGATTGGGGGGGCATGGATGGGATGCCGGAGCCATAGGTAGCAAACTCGGAGTCTGTGCCGATGGGCTCTAGCGCCAGGATACAACCACGGCATAGGCCATCATCGCTCAGCGTGGGGCAGCTACGCACCAGCGTCGGAGCACCAGTGGGCGTACCGGCCCAGTCGGTGGGCGCTGGGGCTGTGATGGTGACCGTAGGATGGATGACGTGGCACCGCTTGCACTGGGCTGGCGGAGCGGGGGGTGGTGTGTGTGGCCATGGTGGTGTCGGGACTTCCGACGGCGGTGGCACGGCCGCAGTGCCGTAGGACTGGGTGATGGGATGCTGGCGGTAGTAAGCACACTCCATGATGATGTGTGCGGCCAGGCTACCAATGAGCGTCTTACCAAGCCCTGGTGCATCACTGTTCAGTCGGCCTGAGCCACCTTGTAGCGGGGTGCCGTATGCGTTGGCCGCTGGCTTGGTGAACAGGAAATAGTCGATGCCATACTCTTGGTAGGGGCGCGGGATGCGTGGTGTGTTGTCATCCAGTATCTGCTGGATGGTGTTGTCTAGGCTTAGTTCGATGGTGTCATCTGTGAAGATGGTCACCGGGATCACGGCCGCATGTGCGCTTGACCAGGCCAACACACGTATGTTGTGTGAGCCCGCGCTGCTACTAGTGTCCTGGGTGGCCACGCGACACTTGAAGCCTTGGGGGATGGTGAACATCACACCATCGTGTATGTCCACGATCTCATGGGCCAGTGTCACGAACTCTGGCAGTGCTATGGTGTCTGGCGCTGGTTGGGGCGTGGTGCTCTGTGGGGCCACACCCAATGGGGTGGGCGGTGGTGTGGTGTTGCTTGGGGCGCTTGGGGTGCCTAACACGGCATTGTTACCTTTCTTGCCTACGCCATGTGGCGCGGCGCCTAGCTGTGCGCTGTGGCTGGCTGCGGGGCTAGAAGCCCATGCATCATCTGCTCTGCAATGGCCAGTGACCAGCCATCATGGAGCGTGGTGTGAGTGATGGTGCCATTCGGATGGACCACCATGAGCCTATGTGGCTGGCGTGGGTCCAGTGGATCACCAGCACGGTGGGCCAGCTTGTACTCTATGGCCTTATAGGTGCCTGTGGCGCACAGCTGGTCCTGCTCATGCATGGGTGCATAGTACAGGGTGATTTTTGTGATCTCACGATCGGGGAATGGTCCAGCGGTTAACAGTGCCATGGGTGGGCTATCCTTTCGTGGGATCATAGGGCTCATGGTCCTTGACCCGTGTGATCTTGAATACCTCAGGGAATGTGCCATCATAGGATGGCATGGTGGCACGGTACTCACCCAACACAGCTATGAAGTCATAGCCAGTCCACTCACTATCCTCATGCGTGGTGCGGTTGACCAGCCTATGGCTGCCATAGTCATCGACCTCATGCACCAGCTCAAAGCCGGCATGGTGAATGGTGACACTCTGCTCGTTGGCTACATAGCGTTGTAGCCCATCCTCTACGTGGGCGAATGCGCTCATGGTGTGCTATCCTTTCTGTGCTGACGTGGTGGGGGGTGTGTGGGCCATGGACTGGGCCGCCATGGCTGGCAGAGCAGCCATGAAGTCACTGAAATAGGTGAAGTGCCGGTAACCAGTGCTCCACAGCATATACATGGCCTCAGCGGCCAGTGGATCTATGCGATACTGTCGTGCTAGCACATGGAAGCAGGTTTCTTCTGGAGTGCTTTGTGTAATGGCCAAGGAGCCCTGGTGGCCACAGAATGGGCACCACGTGGGCGCATTCTCGGTAGGAGTGCGCCGATGGAGCGTGAAGCACTGTGAGCAGTGGCTGCATGCTAGGTTAAGCACCGTGATCCCTTGGCTGTGCGGCTGGCCTGTGGGGCCTGTGGGGCTGGCTGCCGTGGCTGCGGTGGCTGCGCTCTGCATGGTACGTGCCCAATCCTCATCATCTATATTCTGTATGGTGGCCGCCAGTGCTGGGCGACCATTGACTGCATGGCGCCCATTGCGGTTGTACTTCGCTGTGAGGTGGCGCGTGGTGTCTAGCCAGCCCTGGGCCATGGGCCGTGGTAGGCCCATCTGGAGGGCAAAGCGATCGATGGTGTCTGGTACCTGTGGGACCACCGTGTGGCCACACGTGGGGCACCACGCCGGTGCTAGGGCCGTGGTGTCATGGAGTGGGATGGGTGCTTCCACCATACATGGTGGTGCGTTGTTACAAGCTGGCCCATCGTAGTTGGGCAGTGGGCTGGTGCAACGTATGGAGAATAGAACTGGGGGGCTATGCATGGGCTGGTGCTCCTTTTGGCCCTGTGGGCCATTGTATGGTGTACCATCCTGACCTGTTAGAGGCTTGAGAATGGCCATACGGGATTATATCACATTATGTGAAGTCGCGTCAACGATGGTGAGTGTTTTGACTTATTTTGGGATATCACAATTTTCCCCACCACCCAGCGTGGTGGGTGGGCCACCGTGGGGCAGGCACCATGGACCATGGACCTCTAGCGACCACAGGGCGGGACGGGGTCCCGCATGGGGCAGCGCCCATGGTTGGGCGGGCTATGGTCCCGGCGGACCTCACCAGCGGAGCGCCCCCCAGCCTATGGGCTGGGCTACCCGTCGGCGCCTGTTGGTGGGCGTTATGTGGTGAAGTCGGGCTGCGTGGTGAGGACGGTGTGTGGTGGTTGGCCCCAGGTCAGGGGGATATCAGGATGGGTGAGCCAGCGTAGGCCGATGGCCTCTAGTAGGGCTGCCAGCCGTTGTGTTGGTGTGTTAGCTATATCAACACCATTAGGATGGCTCAAGATGCGGAAGTAATCTGTGATGCGTTCTATGGGCTCATAAAGCCTAGGCGTGAGCTTAAAAGTAAGGTTGCGTTGCCTAGGGACTAGGTGGGGCAGGGTCCATGGCTGATATTCCCATGGTACACCGGGGCCAGGATCGAAGCCTTTGCGTGGGCCCACGACACCAGCGGCCGCTAGTGGGATGGGCGGAAGCTCATGCACTTTATGGGCTGTAGCATATAGCATGGGGATGCCACTAAAAGTGCGCGTATCCCGGCCATCCTCAGTGTAGATTGGTTTGATGGTGTCAGGGTAATAGTGACTAAATACCAGGCCCAGTGGGGCTGAGCCTGGTTTGTAAAAGCGTGTGAGCTCAGTACCAGGGGCTGGTATTGGCACACACGCTGGCGGACGGTTGTATGGTGGTGGCAGGATGAATCCAGGCACATTCTTATAGGGTGGTGGCAGGTGGTCTATAAAGTCCTGTATCACTTCCTTAGGGCGATTGTCATGCCAGCCACCAGGGAGTGGGATGGCTTGGCCCACCGGCTGGTGGTATGGGTGGTTGAAGAAGTCTACTAAGAAAGCACTGAGGCCCACGGTGTTCGTGGGGTGGGGGGCCGTAATGCCGTAGGGATTAGGCCGGGGCCTTAGACCATAGAATTCTGTACGGGATGTGGATTGGCTGCTGCGTGGCTTACGTTGGGAAAGAACAATGTTGGTCCATGTAGCGTATGCTGCGTCAGTCAGTGGTAGGTCCATGGTGTACCGTGGCCTCCTTTTCGTTTGATGAGAGAGTTTATCAGAGGTTGGATGGGGGTGTCAAGGATGATCGAAGAATTGGCGTTTTTCCGATCACCAAGGTTTGTAGGTAGCTTATGGTAGCTAGGCCCAAAGGTGATCGAAAAACTCCCGTTTTCCGCTTATAGTCTAGTGTATTCAGTATGGTTCTAACTTTTTTCTAAATTTATACTACGGTTCTTACGTTATATACTTTCTTATATACCATGACTCTTTTTTACAGAAAAATCCAGATCATACTGAATACACTAGAATACTAGCGGTTTTGCGGATTTTCTCGATCACCAAGGTGTGTAGGCCACGTGTAATCTAGGGGCGGGCCATTTTCTAATTTGTATGCATTTTTTTATCTATGGTTATATAGAACCATGTATTATATGATACATATGGTGCACCAGCCCCCGTGGTCCTTCGGCCTGGGAACTATTTGGTGGCCGAACTGTTCGGTGGCCGAACAGTTTAGGGGTGGGAACTATTCGGCGCGCTCTTGCACTTCCGCCATGGCGTGGTATGGTCAACGCAGTGACCAGCGACCGCGAGGGCGGCAGAAAGGACAACATCGTCAGAGCCCCAGGAGCGTAAGCTCGGCGTGCTGGCGGAATACAAAAGGCAACCTACCACCATCGGAGTGCTAGTTCCCATGGGCCAGCACCCAGAGGGAGAAACCATGGCACAGTCCGTCGAGTTTCGATCAGTCATGATGGCCGACCAGCGCGAGCAGATCAGCGACCACCTACACGAGTCACTGGCTGGGCTGGTCGCGGTCCTTGACTGCATCGGCCCAATCGAGCGCATCCAGCGCATCACAGTCTCATTCAGCGCCCATGATGGCCCCAGCGCGAGCGCTTGCATCATGGTGGCCGATCGTATCGTCACCCTGCGCGTCCGATGACGCCTGAGGCCGCGTTTCACCAGGCGCTCGTGCGGCAGATCACTGAGCAAACGGTGGCCGCGAATCGCGCTCGTGTGATGCGCGAGCTTGACCACCTGAACGCGACCGACGATCCGGCCTACACGCCGATGCTCATGCGCGTGCTCCGGGCTTCAATCGAGCGCCACCACCTAGAGGCCCCCGTAGAGGCCCTACAACGCCCGTAGGGGCGCAGTAACAACGCGGCCCAGGGATCAGCACTCCGATGGTGGCAGGTTGCCAAGGACGGGAGACGCCACCGGGAGGGAGACGCCTATGAAGTGATCGAGTTCGTTCTCGGGTGTGCCGTCGTCGCGCTGTATTGGCTGCTACAGCGACCACGGAAGCCACCCAGGAAGCCACTACGTAACAGACTATGATCGGACAGAGCAGCCCAGCAAATCGCCCCAGAACGCGCCAGAGCGCGTGTGGGAGCACATAGCCCTACGGGGCAGAGAGAGAACCATGGCAGACAGCAACGAGAACACCACGTTCGGCGTTGGCAGCAAGGGCAAGGGGGAAGTCATCCTGTGGCAGGATGGGGCCGAAACCACGGTCAAGGCCAAGGACGGTCGCATCACGGAACTGGCTGACACCACACCCGACCTCTCGAAGTCAGGGAACCGACAACTGGCGCTCAGTGTGTCGAATGAGTTCTACGGGGCGCTCAAGGACTACGCCGCCACCCTACCAGGGGCGGTAGTGGCCCGCACTGATCCCACCACGGGCCAGCCACGGCAGGAAGTCCGCAAGGACGTGATGTACGGGGCGGTGAGGACCGCTGTCAGCACGCTGGTAGGGTTCCAGGGTGTGGACTGGCACGAGATTGCCAGAGGGTTTGCCGCCAGTGGTGGCCCCAAGAAGCGTGATGTCCTGCGCGAGACCGCCAAGGGCATCTTCGCCTATGCCAAGAACGCCAGTGCGTTCATGCCCGCTGATCAGGCGAAGCTGATCGCGTTTAGCAGCGTCAAGGAGATGCTGACTGGCGAGGCTGGCGTCACCGTGACAGATGAGGCGCTTGAGGCGCTGTGGGCGGAAGCCATGGGGCTGACACCAGCCCCCGCGCCAGAGCCAGAGCCGGCCCCCGTAGGCTAGGCTCACCAAGCAGACCATGGGCGGCCGGCCGGGTGGAGTTGGAGTGACTACGCTCGGCCGCCGCCCAGCCGCCAGGTCGGATTGCTCCATTTGGGGCGACCCTAATTTTTCAAGAGCATAGGGCCGACTTACTTAGGCACTTTGGCACGAGTGCAAGTAGTTAAGGGCTTGACAAACGGCAGCTTCCTATATAATAGGAAGTAGCTCCAGGGGAGCAGGCCAAGCCGAGGCGGGGGGCGCGAAAATGGGACAGCCAATCACCCTTGACAAGCCCCTCGGCGGGGGGCAGCACCCCCATGAATCAAGTATCCTAGAGGGAGACAGGGAGATGCCAGAGATGCACAACGTCAGGCCATGCGCCAACCCCACGTGCAGCGCGACTAGCCGCACTGCGCCAGCGATGCTCAAGACGCCACATGGGTGGCTGTGTGCGCTGTGCTTCCGTGCCCTCCACAGGCTGGTGTAGCACACATCATGCAAGCCACAACCCAAGCCACCACACAAGGCCAGCAAGCTGGCACAGCAACCCTAGAGCGCCTCTACCATGAGGCGCTCTCAGGCGTGCCGCCAAGCGCCCCCACGCCCCCTAACAACGCAGCTCCCACGCCCCAAGCGCCAGCTACGGCTGGCCACGGCGAAGTGCTGCACCATGCCCCACTCACAGGTTCTGCTGCGGCCCCCACACCTGCTGTCCCACCACCCACGGCGCTTGACCCGCTCGGTGGGCCAGCGGCTGTAACAGCCGAAGAAGCTACAAGGGCATTGGTAGCTGCGGATGGCAACCCACGGCTGGCAGTAGAAACCCTCAACTCACGCCCCCCTTCGGCAGGGGCCATGCCCCATCAGGGAAGGGCTACGGTAGAGGGACTACTGCTGGCCGTTGCCAGTAGCCCAAACCACACAGCACAGCTTATACGTGCCCTGCGCCTACGTGCCACGCTCACAGCACACTTCACCACGTCGTTGGCACAGATGGCGGCTATGCAGGCGCTTGGTCGCCCAGGTGAACTAGGTGGGCTGGAGCCATATCAAGCCACCAAGACATACACCAACTTGCTTGGTGAGCTACAGGCACTCACAGACCCCCATGAGTCACAGCAGACCATAGACGTACATAGCTACACTTGGGAACAGGTGCCGGCTGAGTACCGTGAGCGCCTGTTGGCACTGCGTGCTGCTGCCCACCAAGCCCCTGGCCAACAGCAGCTAGGCGCCCCCACCCTCATGCTCACACTAGCTGGTGCCGAGGCGCCGCCCACAGGCGGCGGCCCAGCCGATACTTCGGCCCTGGAGGGCATAGCCCCGGGGGGTTCCCCCGCCCCCCCTGTGGTCGTCGATTTAGCGGCCACGGACTATGTAACTGTGCTAATGGACCCCAATCTGTTCCCACAGGCCCCACAGGTTGAGCCCACGCCACAGACTGAAGCCGCGCCAGCGCCAGCGTAGGAGGATGGAGTGTGGGCATTCGCGTAGACCACTACTTTCATGAAGTCTTAGATAATGCGGCAGCTATTGAGAAGAAGCTCGATACGCTGCTAAAGGAAGTGAAGCGTATGTCAGAAGCTCTGGATCGTCTTACAGCGGTGGTGGATTCCACCGAAGGCACCATTGATAGTGCGGTAGCACTCATTACTGGTAACGTAGAGGCCATGCGTCAGCTGGCCGCTGATGTGGCTGTGCAGGCAGCACGTGCTGACAGCGCAGAGGCAGCCGCTACGGTGGCTGAGGGCCTGATCACCACACAGGCGGATGAGCTGGAAGCAGCCAAGAACAAGCTGGCTGCTGCTGTGGGGACCAACCCCACGCCCACACCGCCGGTCGTCTAGCCTACGCTGCTGAGGGTCTGATGCTGCAAATTGCGCCAGGGGGCGCCACCTATGGTGGCACAGAAGAAACGCTGGATGAGAGTCTAGCGGCCCTGGCGCAGTTTGTCCAGCCACCACCTAATGTGTTGTACCAGCACAGCCTAAAGGGCATGCCGATACACCAGTTCGCATCACAGTACAATTACCTGGAAACAGGGGCCATTGGGCACCTGTTTCCTATTCATGTGGTGATCACAGATGCCATGTTCAACCCATGGCGTTATGGTCTACCAGCCATTAAGACAGTGTTGTACAGCGCGCCAAAGAAGTCGATCAAGACAGCACTCAATGGGCTCATCCAACGGTGGGTGGCTGAGACATGGGGTGGGCAGAACGAAGGATACTGCCTGGCCAGCGACATGGAACAGTCTCGTGGTCGTGTGTACCAGGCGTTTCTTACTTCCATAGAAAAGGACCCACGCTACGACAAGAACAAGCGCATCTTGCCCTCACCACCTGACGCTGGTGGCTCGGAATACCCTGTGTGGCGCATTGTGGAGCGCCAGGCATTGCATATCCCCACAGGCTCATGGGTTAGGGCCGTTAGCGCGGACTATAAGGGCGAAGCAGGGTCAAACCCTACTATTAGTAGCTGGACTGAGCTATGGGCGCTGAGACTAGAGAAGGACAAGCGCCTGTGGGACGAGTTGACAGTGCCCCCCACGCGGCCCCGGGGCATGCGTATTGTGGATACATACGCAGGCTACAGGGGTGAGTCCAATGTGCTGTGGGACCTCTGGCAGCGTATACAGAAGGATGGGCGTCGTATCTCGGCTGATGAACCATTGGGCATTGCGTGGAATAATGCCATGAAGCTCATGTTCCTCTCTTATAGAGAGATGCCAGATCGCCCAGACCTCCGCGACCTGCCATTGCCCGACCGTGAGGACCCACCCCTGTGGATCAATGAGGCTGCACAGAGCTTTGGCTACATTGATCAGGGGCGTGCTGGCCGGCGTATGCCGTGGCAGCTTGGTGCCGTGGGCGATGCATACTACGCTGAGGAATATGCCTCACTGCGTACAGAAGCATACGTCAGGCTACATGAGAATGATTGGCCCGACCCGGTCAATGCGCTGATCCCCATTGAATGGTGGCAGCACTGTTTGGACCAGGCCCTCCGCACGCCTGAACAGACCTTGCCGGAGTTGGCTTCGCGGCGTGTGCCCATGGTGCTGGGCGTTGATGCTGGGCTATCTTCGGACTGCGCTGCTATCATAGGGGTCACCAGGCACCCCATTCGGCATCAGGAAACAGCAGTCAGGCTATGCAAAATCTTCCGTCCGGTGGGTGGGGCCAAGCTCAACTACCGTGAAACCATTGATCGGTACATACGTGAGGTATGTGCCGTGTACAACGTGAAGCAGATCGCCTATGATGAGTGGCAGCTCCACCATCTAATGACTGAGCTGAACCAAGGGAACCCACGGCTGCCAGAAGGTGACCCACTACGAGCACCTGTTGCATGGTGTAGGCAATACAATCAGTCTAATGACAGGCGTATTGCTGATGCTCAGCTGGTCCACATGATTAGGGACCAGCAGATACACCATGATGGCTCGATGCCAGAACTAGAGGAACACTTCCTTGGTGCAGCAGCACAAATGTCCCCTACAGAGGACACACGCCTTAAGATCGTCAAGCGTGATGCCGACAGCAAGATCGACGCCGTTGTGGCGTTGTCTATGGCCAACCGTGAATGCCTGAGGTTGAACCTATGAGCCCTAATGGGTACACCAGGGGCTGGTGCCCTAAAGGTCCCCCCGTCCCCCCCTGTGGTCGCAGGGTATTGATATGGGCTGGTGGAGTAGGATGGTGTTAGCTAGTGCACCAGATCTAACCCAGGCGCCTTCGCAGCGTATAGGCGCTGACGATGGGCTAGTGCTGCCTGGTGACCAGGGGCGTAAGCCCACGCCAATGGGCTCGCCTGGTGGGCTGGTGCTGTGGTTGGCTGGTGAAGCTGACCTGATCACACCATGGGGCACCAATCAGGTTGCACGTGACATTGAGCTACGCAAGTTCTGGCCCACAGAGAACATACTGGCTAGTGGTCTGTGCTCACAGGCTGCTAGGTTTGCTGCTTTCCCATGGGAGCTAGAAGGTCCTGAGCGCACTACAGCAATGTATAGGCGCATACTACAGGGCTGTGAGCATGGTGAGGGCTGGCAAGCTCTGTGGGTCAAGACGCTCATAGACTTGTTCTCACAGGACAATGGCGCATTCATAGGCATTGAACGCACTGCGGATAATCCTGGGGCACCTATGGTGTCTATGGAGCACCTGGATGCTGGGCAGTGTAGGCGCACAGGCCATTGGGACTACCCTGTGATCTATTGGGACTCTAAGGGGCTGGCCCACCTGCTCAAATGGTATCAGGTGTGGCATATGTCCGAGATGCCTAGCCCTGTAGAGCGACACCGTGGGATACAGATGTGTGTGGTGTCACGCTGCCTCAGGGCAGCACAGATCATGCGTAGTATCTCTACCTACAAAGAGGAAAAACTTGGTGGGCAGTGGGAGAATACACTGCATCTGGTGTCTGGTGTGGCCCAGGACCTTATTGATGGTGCACGGGCTTCGGGGCGTGAGGAAGCTAGAGCCGAGGGCATGACACGCTGGATGCGGTCTGCCATTCTAGCCACCATGGACCCCACAGCTCCAGTGACACATGAGGAAATCAACTTTGCTGGCCTACCAGATAACTTCGATGAAGAAATCTGGATGAAGTGGTACATCACCATGTTGGCTCTGGCGTTTCTTGATGAGTACCAGAGCTTTGCACCATTGCCTGGTGGGAACCTTGGCACAGCCCAACAGAGCCAGACCATGGCACAGAAGGGCCTGGCCAAAGGACCGGCACAGTTTATGACCATGGTGGAGCGTGGCATGAACTTTGGTGGGCTGTTGCCTGCTACGTGTACGCTAACATTCGGTGGTAAGGACAGCGCAGACGATGAGCGCAAGACCAACTTGCAGTGGCGTAGGTCACAGATTTATGGTGGCTACTTCAAGATGGGCATGCCACTGCCTGTGATCCTACAGATCATGCGGGACAATGGGGACCTAAAGGCGGAGTATCTGGCGTTAGCTGGTGCAGGTAATGATCCTACACCTGAGCCAGTACAGAGTAGTGGAGGCTAGGCGTGGCGAACTCACCAGCAATCAATGGCATCATTAAGGCCGCGGGCATCATGCCTGATGGCTCCATAGGCTATGTACAGTTGCCTCAGGTTGGTGGTGGCTCACTTGAGCCAGCCACGTTGGGCACATACATTCTAGCTGGCATAGGCACTGATGGTAGGATAGTGCCTATACAGCTACAGGCGGATGGCTCATTGGCTGCTGGTGGTGGCGGTGGTGTCACGGACCACGGCGCGCTCACAGGTCTCGCGGATGACGACCACGTGCAGTACGCGCTGGCCGATGGGACACGGCCCGACCTCAGCGCCTACATCAAAGCCGACGGCAGCGTGCCATTCACGGACGTAGTGACATTCGGGAATGCTGACAATGGCGGCGGGATTCTGCTGCTATCAGATAGTTTCGGTGGCACCAATGACCTCGTTTTCGATGCGGTGTTCAATTCGTTCTTTTTCTCCACATTCCGTAGTGCCGGTGGGACACACGCGGCTAAGACGGCCTCTGCGGCGGGAGACGTTCTCGGTCGGCTGTCATTCCAGTCGTACGGAACGACGAATTGGACTGGCAGTGCATCACAAGGGTATGCACTTGTTGCCGCGATCAGCGCCTATCTCGTAGACGACGATCCTGTGAAATATGCAGGACTACTGTTCAGCCTAGGTTCTACCGTTCTGGAACTTCAGGGTGGAGCAGCAGGCAAAGTTGGGGTTTTTGGTGCCGCTCCAGTGGTGCAACAGGCCCACATTGCTGACCCTGCTGCCGATGCTGGCGCGCTGGCTACAGCCTTTGCCTCACTGCTTGACAAGCTCGAAGCCTACGGGCTGCTGGCGACGGCCTGATGCAAGTCGAATCACCGAACGGTGTTGCGGAAGCGCCGCCAATGGCCCTGGACCCTGCTGACCTGGCCTACCTGCAACACGCCCATCGAGCCTACGAGCAGGCCGCACAGGTGTTTAACGTGGCGCAGGCAGCGTATCAGGCCCATATGGCCTACATCCGTGAGAAGTATGGCCTCGACGGCAGCGATTCTGTGCTGCTGAGCGATGGGGCTATCAAGCGGGCCACACAGAGCAGTGGAGGCTAGGAGCACATGGTAGCATTTAACAAGTACGATTGCTTTGTGCAGGACAAGGGCCGTAAGGTCCATAACCTGAACGCCGACACGCTCAAGATTGCGCTGACCAACACCGCGCCCAACGCTGGCACACATACTGTACTGGCTGACATTACTGAGATCGCTGCGGGGGCTGGGTATAGTGCTGGTGGTGGTACAGTCGCTGGTACGTCATATACACAGACAGCTGGCGTGGCCAAGCTGGCGGGTAATGACGTGGTTATCACAGCATCTGGTGGTACGATTGGGCCGTTCAGATACGCTGTGCTGTACAACAGCACACCAGCAGCAGGACCACTTATTGGGTGGTGGGACCGTGGGGCACCTATCACGCTGGCTGATGGTGACTCCTTCACACAGGACTTCACCGACAACACGTCTATCATCTCTGAGACTTAGGCAGTATGGCAAGCGATATACTACCAGTAAAAGAAGCTACATCTCCTGACCGTTGGTTAGGTACACAGGTTGCTGCTGCCCAACGTAGCTCTCATGATGTAGCGCGTGAGGAACATGTTGTTGCGGACCCGTCTGGAGAGTTCTTCCAAAAGGTCACCAACGCTGTACCAGCCACCGCTGCTCATGGTGCTGTGGTACGTCCTATTGATCCCCCTGCTACCGTTACGCCAGAAACAGGCGCTGACCATGCAACCGTAGCTGCGGCCACTGGGCTCTGTCTTATGGGGTTTAGCGTGCGTGAGTCCTCGGGTACGGCTGCTGCCCAGTTCGCACTCAGGAACGGCACGGGCACGGGTGATCCATTGTTGGTTAACGTGACCTTGAATGCCAACGAGTCGGATAGCCGGTGGTTTGGCCCTGGTGGCCTAGCTGCGGCAGCAGGTATTTTCTTTGATTTGATCGCTGGTGCCGTTGAAGTGCAAGTTTACTCGGCTGTGAAGTAGCTTAGCTATGAGTACTGGTGGAAAGCCTAGCACATCAGACCAGACTGTTACCTCACGCATGGTCGATCTTGCGTGGCTATCGGCCGATGTGGCTACTTCTGAGACAACGACCAGTACGTCCTATACGAACTTGGCTACTACTGGCCCAGCCGTGACTCCCATTCCTGGCGTGACTCAGGATCAACTCATCTCAGTTGGGGCCACCGCCCAGTTCTCGGTCAATGTGGGAGCGAACGTGGCATACATGGCCCCATCCATATCAGCAGCAACGGCGCTCGATAAGGATGGTGCGGCAGCGGTTGCCAACGCTTCGATCTCTAGCGGGGCTAAGGCCAACTTCGAGACTCTTGCAGCATCCGTACCAAGCGGCTCAGTACACACATCTAAATACCGTGTGACTGGTGGCACTGGTGGATTTGACAACAGACGCGCGTGGGCGGTGCCACTATGAGCACTGGTGGTCTGGTTGTAATCGCTAACCAGTCTGTCCTGAGTCGGATGGTGGCACTAACATCCAGTAGTGCAGACGTAGCGACCGCAGAAACTACTACGAGCACAAGCTACACGAACCTTGCTACTTCTGGGCCGGCCAATACCCTGACGAGTGGTGTTACACAAAATCATCTAATCCACTACAATTCGGCGGGTTTCACCACTGCGAGCGGAAATGTGGAGTTGCGGCATAGTGTTGCTATAGCTGGCGCTACTGCGCTTGATGCTGATAGCAACCAGGTGAACACAGGAGCAAATAATGAGGCGACGAGCGGAGGCCATCATGCTCTTGCAGCGGCTCAGGCTTCGGGAGCCGTCCATACCTCTAAGTACAAAGTAGCCTCCGGGACCTGTGGGTGGCGCACTCGTAGGCAGTCGGCGGTGGCGTTATGAGAGCACGTTGGGGTAATTGTTTCGCTGAGCAGCATGCGCTGGCGCGTTCTGATTGGTCATTCAGGATGTATGACTTCGTTACGCTACCAGATACTGATCCGCATGACGTAGCCCATGCTATCGAGTCTGTGCGGCCAGACCTGACACTCTACGTGCGTGGTACTGCTCTCACGGAGCGAGTGTGGGACGCCACGCGCCGCAATGAGGACGCTTCTTCTAAGTGGTATAAGACGCATTGGTTTGAGCAGGAAGTCGGTATGCAGGATGGTGAGCCCTCTAAGCAGGGCTGGGCTAACGGAGTCGTGTGGACCTCCTGGCGACAGGTTGATGTAGAGCAGGAGCCAGCCTTACACGTCAGCTTCGGGCTCTATAATCAGGAATGCCATGACCCTACGTGCCGTGCGGGGCACATGAATGACAAGCGCCATCCAATTATGCTCAAGCGGGCACCTGCTCTACGTGACACCGACCTATGGGCCATTGAGGAAGAAATTGGTGTACATCCTGATTACAGGCTAGAGCGTCGCGCTACCGCTCACAATCGGGACGTGCTAACATCGTTAGGATTTCTACCATTAGATGCACCATTAAAGGATGAGCCTGTAGGGCAAGATCGCTTGTATAAGGCCCTAGACTGGCTGGCCCGTGAGGATGAGAACGCAGTCGCCAGCTTGGCAGATAGGTTCTTCACTGAGGCTGAGCGTGGACTGCCTGAGTTGCAGTTGTTCTGTGCGACCGGCGGCGGCACGTTCTCATATAAGCTGTTCGAGCTGCTAAGGGCAGGCTATGACATAGACGTTAATATGGTTGGTGCTATCGTGAAAGCTAGGAGCCTCTAGGCATGCCTTCTGCTGGTGTACTGCTACTGCTTCTTGGACAGACAAGCTATAGCTTGTCTGGAGATAGTGGTAGCTATGCACTGAGTGGCGGCGCTGCGTCCTTGAAGGTGGGGCGTGTGCTAACAGGTGGTAGTGGGCAGTATGTGCTATCAGGTGGGACTGCTACACTGCATGTAGGACGCACTATCAGTGGTGACGCAGGAAGCTATGCCGTGAGTGGTGGTGATGCTAACCTGGTAGCAGGGCGTGTGCTAACAGGCGGTAGTGGTGTGTATACCCTATCGGGTGGCGCGGCCTCGATGCTACGTGGCACATCCATGGCGTTGGCTTCTGGTAGCTACGCCCTTTTAGGTGGCGCAGCCACGCTGCGTGTTGGTTACTCGTTGAGCGGTGGCTCTGGAACATACATGCTCAGTGGCTCACAGGCTACCTTTTGGCGTAATACTATTCTAGCTGCTGGTCCTGGGGCATATGCACTGTTAGGGTCGGAGGCACGCCTGCGCTGGGCGCAGTCGATGACATTGGGCTCTGGTGTGTATGTGTTGTCGGGTGGAGCGGCTAACTTCATTATAGAAGTGAAGAAATGCCCACCATTCACACTTACTGTAGTTAATCCCCCCATTACAATGCTTACCGTTACAGAGCTAGGGGCCACATCGCTGAGTGTGGTGAATAACCCTACGTCATTGACTGGGACTGACCTTGGTGAGACTAATCTAGTGGTGGTGAATAACCCCACTACACTTACAGTACGTCCATGTTAGCTGGGGGTAGGTATGGCAACGCCTAATTGGACAGGAAGGCAGGGCGACCGTGCCAAGCCATTTCCATTTACCTGTGAGGATGCCAATGGGCCTGTGAACATCAGCACGGCCACAGCGGTGAAGTTCCATCTGTCACAAGGGCCTGGCAGAACGGCACTAATTAACGCTGCTTGCACTGTCATTGATGATGGGACGCTGGGTCTAAGGGGCATGGGTGAGTACCGTTGGGCTCCGGGGGACACAGATGATCTTGTGGGCCTCTACATGGCAGAGATCGAAGTGACCTTCGCTACTGGGTTACCATTAACATTCCCTGATGGTAAGGGCGCGTACTCATTACTGGAGTTCAGCAAGGAGCTGGCGTAGCCCCATGGCACGAGAAGGTAGTGGCACAACACTATTAACGCACCAACGCACCACGTTGCGTGGTAAGCAAACACGCCTACGTGCCATAGCCAATGGTGCTCTCGATGCCGTGGACCGTGCACTACGCCTTGAGACAGAGGCCATCATCAAGGAAGCACAGAAATACCCAGACCCAACGGGTGGGGTGTATGAGCGGACATACGAGTTGCAGAACCACTGGCAGACTTTCCCACATAGTGGTACAGCAACTAACACTGATGGGTCACGGAGCATTGCCATTTACAATGACGCGGTGGACCCACGGGGGCGCTACTACGCCATTTACGTGCAAGGCGAATGGCAAACAGGTGCTCATGAGGAAACAGGCTGGCAGCGCATTGAGGACATAGCTGCTCGGCACAGTACATCACAGGGCAACCGTGTACGCGCCGGGCTACGCCGGCTGGGGGAGTAGGAGGTACGATGCCATACAGTGGAGCAAGTGACCCGAAGCTGCCATCTAACGTCCAGAAGATGACAGCCACCAAGCGCGCCCAATGGGTGCATGTGTGGAATAGTGCCTACAAGTCATGTCAGTCGAAGGACGGTGCTGACTGTGAGGCTGCTGCATTCCGTCAGGCCAATGGCGTGGCTAAGAAGTCCCTAGACGATACGTGGGACATATGGTCACGCCAGCTTAGCCAGTCGGTGGCTGAGTACACGCCGACAGGTGGTGGTGCCGAGAAGGCGTGCTCTAGCTGCCATTGGTTCTCATCACCTGATGGGTGCATTCTGGTGTCTGGTGACATTGCTTCCAATGGGCTGTGCTCACAGTGGCGGATGCGCGAGGAATACGTGTCTCCACCCATGCCAGTCGAAGTCACCAATTGGGCTGACATGGGCGCCAAAGGCTTGGACGAGGGGTGCTTGTGCTTGGCATGTACGGCTGAGGATGACTCGGGGCCTATGGGCGTCAAAGCACGGTGGACCACCGGCTATGTTGCCACTCTACCTGATTCGTCCTTTGCCCTAGTTAGCGGCGAGGACCGGCACTTCCCATATAAGGATGCTGCCGGGCATGTGGACATAGCGCATCTACGTCATGCATTGGCCCACGTTGAAGCAGGGAGCAAGGCCCTGGGGCCGTTGTGTGCCGCTGCTAAGGCCGCTGGCATTCAGGGCGGAGCCTGTGAGTCTAGTAGCAAGGGGCTGATCGCTGCTGTGAAATCATGGTTCATCAACCCCAATGGTCCATCTAAGGAGGGCTCCGCACCCAACTCCCCCCTCCCTGTGGCCGCAGGACTTGGCCAGGGGCTTGGGCTGGGGGCTGGTGCAGTACGTGTTACCAAGGCGCTTGGCGCTGATGGGGAAGCGGAGTATAGAGCATTCCTCATCTATAGCAACAATTTCATGGACCGCCATGGACAAATCATTAGGGAGGCAGCACATAAGGACTACGCAGACTGGGTAGAAGAAAAGCACCTGTATCCAGAGTTCTGGCTTTGGCATACAGAAGGGACGACATGGGGCCAAGCCGATACGGTGGACCAGATTGGTCATTTCATGGTGGCCAGCGGACCAGTCCACAAGGGCTACGAACACATTGCTGAGACACTAGCAGCTACGGATGGCATTGCCGTGAGCTTTGGCTTCTTTAAGGAGGAAACTCCTGACAAGAAAGAAGTCACACGTTACAGAGCATTTGAGGTCAGCCCGTTGCCTATAGAGCATGCGGCAAACATCTGGACTGGTGCTGACTTCGTGAAGGGAGCAGACATGGCGCTCACGGAAGCGCGTAAGCAGTTCTTCAAGGACGTTGGCGTAAGCCCTGAGTTCCTTGCCAGTCTGGAGAATGGGCTGGTGAATGAGGGAACGCAGATCGCTGGTGCTGGCGTAGCACACAAGGAGGCCACCACTGAGCCTGGTGCTTCGGCGGGCACCGAGGGTGCAGCGGCTGGTGGCGAGGGTGCGCCAGCGGCGGCAGGGGGCGTGGTCAGTGTGGACATGGTGCTGGGCATGATGCAGCAGATCATGGAGCCCATGGTCAACACGTTGGGCCAGGTCCAGGCCGCACAGAAGTCGCTGGGCGAGCGGCTGGACAAGTCCGTGGCTGAACTGGCTGAGGACGCCAATCTGGCGCAGATCGCCCGGCTGCCACGTGGCTACAAGGCCACCGAGGACCCAGCCACCGTGTTGGCTGGTTCAGCTGGTGCAGCACCAGGAGAGTCCTTGCACAAGGACTTTGACTGGATCGCTGAGGAACCAGTGTTCCAGGACATGTTCAGGGTGCCTGGCCCGACGGGC